TAGATTCTATCTGTGTATAATAAAACATTACAATTATGAATTTTTTAGATAAAACGGGACTTTAGTATTTTTGGAATAAATTAAAATCCCATGTTTCAACACAAATAGACAATATACCGGAAGCAGGAACATATAATAGCGGATTGATGTCTATCGCAGATAAATAGACAATAGATAAATATAAATCTATGTGGTAGGATATGTACGGATCTGGTGAAGACGGAAATATGCCATTAAAAAGTGTAAACATATCATAGAGTGGTGGAAAATTAGTAATGTAGAGCGGATCGTAGGATTATTCTACAAGTACAAGTAATATAAAAGAAACACAAAACATACCAACAGCAACAACATCTGCAGACGGAGCTATGAGTTCTTCTGATAAATAGACACTTGATAATTTAAATTCTAAATTATAGGATGTAGATTTTAGTAAATATTTTAAAGAAGGAAATATATATACTACCGATGACGAAAGTGTATCTTTAGATTTATAGTATCTTAGAGATGTAAAAATATGGTCTTATTCTGGAGGAGAGCAAAAAGCAGCTATATTGGGACATTTTCATTCTGATGTTCCCGGAAGTAAATTTTCCGTAATATATTAGGACGATACAGCAGATGCCGGACATCCTTTGGTGATAGAAACAATTCCTTATTTTGGAATATTGCTAGGAATGTCTGAAAGCACGGGTATCGGTTATTATACAGCAACGAGAGGAACGTATTCTACATATATAGGAAGAGGTAATGTTTCGGTATGTGATTCTTAGAATTCTACAGGAATATTAACAGGAAAAAGAGTACAACTCACTTCAAAAGGATATCGTCCTGTTGATAAATAGGGATCTGTAACAATAGACGACACGTGGGCTAAAAATAATATTAATAATATAGCTACTTGTGATGCTACTATGGTTGACGCAAAAGTCATAGATATAGATTACGATCATAAAATAGCTACAGTTAGAATAACGATACAAGATACAGAAGGATAGTTTTTTTACGTTAAGACTGGAGGAACAGTAATAGGAGGAACAATATCTTCAGCGGTAGACGGAGAATATTATGCCAACGTTGTATTATAGGTTCCATACGATAGTAGTGGAAAAGTTTCGTTATATGATAAATACGCAATAACTTGGTAATATGAAAAAATATAATACAAATTTATTCGGTTAGAAATTAAATGTTTCTTAGGCTATTGACTCTAACGCTGAAGGAAAAGGTACTATTACTAGAAACATAGGAGAAAATGCTAATGGAACATTTAATGTTTCTAATACCGGATCAGAAGATTCTAAAAAGACAATACATTCTATAGGAATTGGAACAAAAGATTCAGATAGAAGCAACGCATTAGAAATAATGCAGAATGGAGATATATACCTATACGGAGTTGGTGGATACGAAGGAGATAATGCTTCAGATTCTAAATCAATACAATCTGTAATACAGGATTCACAGTCTGGTGGAGACTATACTTTACCGATAGCTTCTGCAGATACTCTCGGTGGAATTAAGGTTGGAGAAGGTCTTAATATAGACGGAGAAGGCGTCTTAAGTTCTACTGGTAGTGGAGTCGGAAAGATAGATCCAGAATCAGACGGAACGGGAGAAGTATTTAATAATTATAATAATAACAGAGCTACTGGATAGTACTCACACGCAGAAGGAAATATTGAATTACAACAAACAAACACTTTCGTTTATTTGCTTTCTACAGAAAATTTTTAGAACAAATTAGAGTTTGACGTATCGTTTGCAACTTTAAATGAAAGTTCATTAGTAGATATTTATTATGTTCCAGAAATTGGTGACAAAATATAGATACAAGACGATCAACAGTCATTCTGTACCATAACGAATATTATAGATACTGGTGAAAAATAGACATTCGATCTTAGTGATACAGGTATTGGTGTAATAGAATGTAAAAAATACACATTAACGTTAGATAAATATGTATCTGGTGAAATAACATAGTTAGAAAATAATATTTTTGCTAGTTTAGGTAATCTTATTACAAAACTGTATTATCCTATAAAATCAAACGGTACGTGTTCACATTCTGAAGGAGGATCGTCGATTAGTTATGGAGACTATTCTCATTCTGAGGGAGGAACCGTAATGTAGAACTGTATTGTCACAATAACAAAAATAGATAATAATAAACTGTACGGTGATTTTTCTATATTATACGATTATATAAATAAAAAATATATTACAAATACCAATCTTTCAATAATTATAAATCATAAAGATTAGTTTTATACTAGAATTATAAATGTATACGAAGATGACGGTTATATATCATTAAATGAAAAAATAGATACTATAGAATAGGGAGATCGTATATGTATATATTATTATTTTAATATTGCTTACGGAAAATGTTCTCATTCCGAGGGAGACGGAACAATAGCCGTTGGAGATTTTTCACATTCCGAAGGTTAGTATACCGTTTCCAGTGGAAATTGTGCACACTCTGAAGGATATAAAACAATTTCTGGTGGAAGTTATACACATTCTGAAGGTTTTGGCACAGAATGTTACGGAGCTTCATCGCATTCTGAAGGAAATTTTACGGTATCATATAACGGATCTCATGCAGAAGGTGATCATACTACAGCCTCAAATTCAGGTTCTCATGCAGAAGGTTATTATACAAAAACTGGTGGTAACTATTCGCATGCCGAAGGCGGTCATACTACAACAGAAAATTATTACGAACACGCACAGGGAATATATAATGTATCTAATACTAGTAAATTTGATTACGATATGACTATACATTCCGTAGGAATAGGTACTAGTGAAGACGATAGAAAAAATGCACACGAAATAATGAAAAACGGTGACCATTATATCTATGGTATAGGAGGATATGATGGAGCCAATTATTCAGAAGCTTAGACTTTACAAGAAGTAGTAAATTCTCTATCTAGCGGAAGTGGTGGCGGAGTAGGTAAGGTCGACGAGACTTCTGACGGCACAGGTGAGATATTTAATACTTACGACGGAGAAGAAAAAAATATAGCAAGTGGTGCTTATTCTCACGCAGAGGGCAGCGGTACGACAGCAAGCGGCAGATATTCTCACGCAGAGGGATATATGACAACAGCAAGCGGAGATTATGGTTCACATACAGAGGGACGTGGTACTAAAGCAAGCGGAGCTTATTCTCATTCAGAGGGATATAATACAACAGCAAATAATGATTATGAGCATGCTCAAGGAGCATATAATAAATCAAATACTGGAGACTCTAATTCAGATAAAACAATACATTCAATAGGTATAGGTACGACAATTTAGTCTACAAAAAATGCTGTAGAAATAATGACCAACGGAGATTAGTATGTATACGGAATAGGTTCGTATGATGGTACTAATTACTCTTCTGCACAAACACTTTAGGAAGTGATAAGTAATATTCAAAACACTATATGGATAGGTACTTAGACTCAATACGATTAGTTAGAATCTAAAAACGAAAACACGTTGTATTTTATAACTGAATAAAACATATGGGAATTAGACTTGGACAATTACAAATTAAAGATATACGATTGGGAACCAAAGAGGTAATAAAAGTATATAATAAAGAACAACAGATATATAGTAATACGTAGGAACCGTCCGCAGTCAGTGTTTTATTACAAGATGGAAATATAATAAATAAAAATGATATTTAGGAACAATAGATATCAAAAGACTAGGTTGTAGGTTTTATAGTAAAAGATGATTCTTATAGTTTATTAGTACATCCAGATCAAGCTACACAATGTTATTTTTGTGGAGCAGGACAATAGTGTTCTAACTATGAGATAAAATACGACGGTTCTGCTAGTGCTGCTTCGTCAGATTTTGACGGAGAAACGAATACTAACGTTTTATGTTAGGATCTTACAGAGTAGTATTGGGCATGTAATGTTGCTAAAAATTCTACATGGAAAGATGGAAGAACTGGATATTTACCTGCATTAGGAGAATTAGTATTTATATCAAAATATATAGATGATCTCAACGATGCTAGAATTAAATGTGGATGTGAAGAGTTACAAAAAGTAAATTACTGGAGTTCTACTTTAAATTCTAGAGATGACGAAGGTTATGTAGATTGGACATATATTTCAGATTTGCACGGATATTTAGACGGAGGACGTGTTCAAGGAAATTATTACTGTATACCAGTATCTAAAATAACACAGTAAAAATATGGAAATTATAAATAATATAATTAAGAAATTTGGAAACGATAAAGTTTTACATTTCTTAGGTGGTGGTTATATGTGTTCTTTGATATCGTTTGTAACTATATTACAAGAACAACTTTTATCTGATTTTGGAAAAATAGCTACTGTATCATTAGGAACAGTGTTTGTTTTTGTAATATCTATGATAAAAGAATTAATAATAGACGAGAAAACTAATTGGAAAGACGTATTGGCTTCTGTATTAGGATGTATTCCTGTATTTATTGCGGTTGCTATAGGTGTGTTATTCAATTATTTATCTCGATGATTAATAAATTATGATTTTTGAAGTAGACAATACATTAGTATAGGCTATATGTAATTTTGAAGGATTGAGAACTACTGCTTATAAATGTCCTGCTGGAGTGTATACTATAGGATACGGTCATACAAAAGGTGTTAAAAAAGGACAAAAAATAACAAAAGAACAAGCAGTATAGTATCTATACTAGGATTTGGATCCTATTGTCGACTATCTAAACGGATTAAATATATGTAGAACATAGGGACAATTCAATGCGATTGTCGATTTTATATTTAACTTAGGAATTTCTGCATTTAGTAGATCCACTTTATATAAATATATAAAAAATAAATATTCTGACGATGCTATATGCAATCAGATCATGAGATGGGTATATGCCGGAGGAAAAAAATTAAACGGTTTAATAAAACGTAGATAGTGGGAATGCGATATGTGGAAATCAAAATAACACTATGAACATATTAGCATCTATTGGAAATACATTTAATACGATAAGCAACGGTACCGAAATAGGAAAATTAGCTGTTGCTGCATCAGCTATATTAGTCGCATATATATCTCCAATAGTTGGATTGTTAGTCGCCTGTTTTGCATGTTCTATCACAGACATGATTTATGGAATCAAAGTAGCAAAACGGCTAGGAAAGAAAATCACTAGTAAAAAGAACTGGAAAGGAACTCTTACTAAAATAAAAGATGAATTTACTTTAATACTATTGGCACACCTGTTAGAATATGTAATAGGATATGGTGATAATTTCATACTATCTGGAGGTATAGCTGTGATTATATGTTTGACTGAAATACTTTCTATATTGGAAAATCTAAACACACTAAACCCAGAAGGACCGTGGAAATTGATAAGTAAATTCTTAAAGAAAAAGGGTTCTGACATAATGGATATAGATGACAATATAATTTAGCAAAATGATGACGATAATAAATTGGTTAATAAACAACAAAAGAATCGCCATTGATGCCATTCTTTGCGCCTGTGCTGCGTTATTTCTCGGTTATGGTATAATTATGCATAATCAAAATAAAAAGCTCTCAGAAAGCCTAGAAATGGCTAATAATAACATAGAGGCCTATTAGGGTGTTATTTCAGCATCCTAGTAGGCCAATAATGTTTTAAAGCTATAGATGGCTGATTTGAAACAATATAATGACGAAGCTATAAATAAATTAGATAGCGTAAGAGAAGAATATAAAATAAATGCTAAAGATTTAAACACCGCTGCAACTTAGACTCAAACTATAGACGTTAATAAGAGTAAGGGGGTAGGGGGTTAGATTGTTGTAGTAAATGATACTATATATAAAGATAGTATATAGTACAACGATCTTACTAAAGTATTTTATACTATAGGAAAAGATAGTGTAAATATAAGATTAGATTTTAAAAATACTTAGTATTTATATATTTATAAAAAGAAAGAATATAAAAATAAGAAAAATTTTTTCCAACGCTTATTTACTTTAGATTTCAAAAAAGTAACTAGATATAAATATAGAATAGTAAATACAAACGATTTGATTAAAGAAGATAGCGTTAGAGTAATAGAACAGAGTTAATATGAATATGTTTTCACTTAAATCAATGATAGACGATATACTATTGTTGGTACGCAATAATAATATTAGCGAAAGTGAAGACCTGTCGAGAGCATAGATTGCAACATGGGTACTTGCGTATAAATCGTACTTGATAAATAAAAAGAACGAAAAAAACGAAGACGACGGAGAAGATAAATCCGACGATAGTTTTTAGACTACAATAGGACCTGTAGAACTAATCGAAGAAGAATCTCTCGATAATACGTGTCTTCACAGAAAAAGAACTAAAGAAAAAATACCAGAGTTGTTAGGAGACAGTGACGCAAACATAATAAGTGTGTGTGATCAAGAAGGATGTGTCATACAAAAAATGAATGATAAACGTAGACATTATCATTATTTCAGAAAATACACATTCGGAGAAATGACATACTGGTATGAAAACGGGTACGTTTATGTACAAGGACTTACTGATTTAAACAGACTCAAATATATTTGGATTACAGGTAACTTTGTAGATACTACAGACGAAGATGAAGATTCTATACAAATACCTGGATGGATGGTTCCAGATATTAAAAAATTAATATTTAACAACGAATTAGCGTTTATGTTAAGCCTACCTAGTGACGACGATAATAATTCTACATTATCGGGAATAAAACCAAAGGGAGATTAGCAGAATGAAAAATAATTCGTTTACTTATAGAGATTCTTATAAAGAATATACAAAAACCAACGGTAAAAATATAGATTATTCTACTTATAAAAACATTTTATACGAATTTAGTAATGTTATACTTAATAATTTGTTATATAAATCAGAATGTATCACAATGCCTTACGGATTTGGATATTTGTGTATAGTGAAATATAAACCTAAAACTTTAGATAAAAACAGATTGTCTATAGATTATAAATCTTCTAAAGAGTTTGGAAAGATAATATATCATCTTAATGAACATTCCGATGGATATAAATATAGATTATTCTGGTCTAAAATACCAAAAACATTTCCGGAAAGATATAAATATCAATTACAACTTGTAAGGAAAAACAAAAGACTGTTGGCAAAACTTATATTTAACAATCAAGATTATATAAACATAGATGATATACAAATATACAAAATGTGAATCTGTCATCGCTAAGATAATGGCTGATTCAGATATGCAAGAAAAAGATATAAGAATATCTGATATCAGGGAATGGATATTTGAAGCTGTTGAGAAAATAGGCGCTCCTATGCAATATATATAGAAAGAATCCGGTTCAGACGGATTTCCGATATTAAAAGTATAGGATCATCAAGTTCCTATCCCAGAAGATCTACAGCATTTAAACGCTGTTGCATATTCTACAAATGAAGACGGACCGTGGGTTCCTGCTAGAACTGAAACAGGACAATTTAAAAGTAATCCTGTAAAATGCAGTGGACCAAAATTACCAATAGGTCCGATGTATGATTTAGATAATTTAGCAATAGATAGACCTGAAAATTGTATAGAATAGGAAGATCCAAAATAGCCAATGAGATATAAACTTCCTACTACTCAAAGTTAGTTCTACGAGGTCAATCTTACTAAATACGCAGATAAAAATTTAGATGTTTTGAGAAAAGATGTTACATTTTTTACAAAACCGGGATGGATAGTATTGAATAGAAAAGACGGATATGTAAAATTATCTTATAAAGCAATAGCAGTAGATGAACGAGGATATCCATTAATACCCGATTTAGCATCTTATCAGGAAGCAATATATTGGTACGTTATGATGAAATTATCATTTCCTAAATACTTATAGGGAAAATTAGGAGGAAGTATATCTGCTTCACAGAAAGTGTATTTTTATCTGCACCAACAATGGAATTTCTATAGGAATCAAGCATACGCAGAAGCTATGATGCCTACAGAAAGTGATATGAGAAGTATTAAAAACGAATGGAATAAATTAATTCCAGAATGGGATTCTGATGACACATTCTTTAAAGGTGTTGGAAGAAGACAATTAAATTATAACGATTACTATTATGGGTACTGAAAACGCAATTAAAACACAAATAAATTCATTCATAAAAGGAATGGATACAGACACGTCATACGGATTGGTAGATAGTAATAGTTATACATTTGCAGAAAACATAAGAGTTTTTTCTTTAAACGAAAGCGGAAAATCCTCAAATACCAATTCGTACGGACAAGTCAAATCTATGGAAGGTGTTGGTAATTCTGTAGATTGTAATTTGGATTCTTTTACTCATAATGATGAAAAAGTATTCAATAATCCAAAAGATATAAAAATAATATCAACAAATAACATAAGAAATTACGGTATAATAATTATATCGTTTACTGAAAACGAAAATAAATGTTTTGCTGTAATAAGATTTGAAAATCCTGAAAATAACGGAGGAGATTATAATTTTACACTTGTATGTAAAGTGAACGAACCGTTGGGAGATCCTACAAAAGAATTAAATAAAGTAAGTACTGTCACTAGATACGAAAGTGATAAATATATAAAATTATATATAGCTGACGGTTATCACAACATAATCGTTATAAATATAATGAATTCGTACGGAATACTTAATGATTTTTCATAGATAGAATCTATCAACAAGTCTATATTTGAATCTCCAATATTAAACGGATTTACAAGTGGAAATTTAAAAACAAGTCTGGTTCAATATTCTTATAGAATATATAATAAAAATGGAATATCTACTGATGTATCTGTTCCTACAAAATTGATACCGATAGTATTAAGACCAAATAATAAAGACGGAAAAAATATACAAGGTGACGATAAAGATAAAGATACAGGAACTGGTGTAAAATTAAAAATACATGTTCCATAGGATGTTCGATTTATGAACAGAATAATTGTATATAGAATAAGTTATATAGAAAACGGACAGACGCCTTCTGTAGAAGTCATATATGACAATATTATAGACACAGAAGATGAATATATAGATATTGCAGATTACGGACAGGAACCTCTTTCTGAATTAACATTAGAAGAATATAACAGTATAACAGGTATTCACATAATACCGAAAGTAATAGAATCTAAAAATGACTACATGTTTGCTGCAAATATAAAAGAAGAAGACTACAATCATTCTTTCGACGATTTTGATTCTAGATCTTATAGATTCAATCTTGCTGGCAATTCTTATCTGTACGATTGTAATGATACTTCTAATGCAGAATATGTAATAAACAGTAACAACCCTGATTGGGACAGCGTGTCAAAAGATGCTGATTGTTATAATTTGTACAACGACATGTCTTAGGAATTCGTGGATTATAGTGGAGAACTTGACGATAAAAACTATTGTAGATTTGACACTAATGGATATTATGGAGGTAGCGGAAAATACATAAATTGGAGGTTTATAATAACAGAGTTGGACGGAGATAGTTCAGAGTTTGTATCTGATAAAAATGACGGAACTGTTGGGTGTTCTAGTAACATTATAAAATTAGATAATACAAAACCTCTAGATTCTAATATCAAATGTTCTTATATAAAAGACACCGGTATAGATTACGATACTTAGAAAAACGTTGATTTTTCTAAAATGTATTCTTCTAATTGTTCAAACGGTTATAATTATTCAAATCCGGTAGTTTCTTATGCGTTAAAATCTTTAAAGAGAGACGAATTATATAGATATGGAATCGTACTGTACGGAAAAAACGGTAAAAAGTCTGCTGTGAAATGGATATGTGACATCAGAACGCCAAATCAGTCTACCAATGGATTTGAAACATTCTGTTCAAATAGGATGACCAGTTAGACTAACGGTATTGATCTGAAAGTCAGACCTCTTGGTGTAGAATTTACAGTGGATATAAACAAATACAATGAAGGAAAATCTGCTGACGACTAGATAGAATATTATGAAATAGTAAGATGTAATAGAAATGATAATGATATTCATAATATAACACAAGGTGTTTTATCTAGACCTGTTCAAAGACAATTCAATAAAAGCGCTACAAACGTAAACATAGTAGGACAACCTTATGTACCGACAGGTACTATTACTACTGCAAACTATTGGGTAGGATAGAAATGGAGAGCTAGAAACGAATCTATATCTAATGAGGATTATGATGGATACGAAGCGGATAATTATGAAAACAGATTTTTATATCAATTCATATCTCCTGAGATATTGTACCAAAAAGATTCTACATAGGATTTATTGTAGAAATCTAATATATTTCTACATCCTGTAAATTATATATTCGGACAAAATAAAGATTTCGATTACGATAAATAGTTATATACAATATCAGTACCTACAGATCATTTTAATGTAGGAATGAATATATTAGAATCAAATACATATAAGTTCACATTTGCATCTACTGCATATTCTAACTTAAATAAACCATTAGGTGTATATACAGAAGATGCAGACGGAGGATATCAAGTGTGTGTTGGAGAAAATACAGAATTACTTGGACAGATAGGATGTAAGAGTGTGTTTGATTACATAAAAACTACAATATCACAATACTACGTAACCAATCCGTCTGAAACAATAATGAATAAGAATTTTGTTGCTACATGGTATGGAACCGGTACAGATTATTATAACAAAGACGACAACAAACATTCATATCAAGTTTCAGATAGAAATTATAACAATGTATCCAAAGAAGTATTTTCATATTCTAAATTGTACGAACAAGGTTTGGATTTAGCGTTTAGAATATATGACGAAGAATCTTATCACAATCGAGTAATAGGCAAGCCGGATGAATATGAAAAACACAAACTAAACTATCAAAACGCAGACAGATATGAAATCGGTGATGTAAAAATGGCAGATGAAATAAAATGGGATGAATTTTTACAAATAACTGACGACGATAAGATACAATACAAATATACAGATTTTAGTACTTCTATAGGAAGTTGTACTTTTTGTAACTTTTTCTGTGGAGGTATGTATGAAGAATAGACAATATTAGGTACTTCTGATTCTTCGAACAATATTGTAGGAAGCGGTTTGAATGATTTATCTAACGGAGGACTTTCTGACCAAATGTTTGGTCCTGGTGGAAGAACAATGTTGATATATTTAAAAGATACAGATAATATATTATACAAAACAATAGGTGCGATATCTATGAAATACTATTCTAAGAGAAATAGTGGTAGTTTTTATGATATAATAAATAATTATTATACGTTAAATAGATATCAAGCGAATATTGGTACTACAGTATCTAGATATGAAAATTTAACATCCGCTTTGGATACAGACGTTATATATATGAATAGTATACTTGGAACATATATATGTAATGTACAATAGGACACTGTTCCATATAACGGTTACGACTATGTATCTAGAACATTAGATAGTTATTATAGTTACGGAAATTTATTCGAAGCTAATAATAATAGTCACGGTATATTTGACGGAGATTGTTTCATAATGCCTATGGAATATATATCTTTACATAAATATTATTTTCCAAAAATAAAATCTCCAACTACTACTATGATAGCATATTCTATACCTGTAGAAACTAATATAAACTTAGCTTATACTTATGGTAACGAATATAGTAGAAACTATAAGGATAGCGGAATATCCAATCTACAGATAGAACCTGCAAACGTAAATAATTATTACGCTTAGATAAATCCTTTGTACAATTATAATACTGTATATTCAAGTAACAATTATACTAAAGTATATTCTCACGAAAGTAATGTGAACGATGAGAATGTAAGCGAAATTGATTACAGATGTCATAATTCTAATGTAAAACTAAATAACGAAAATATAGATAGTTGGACTAAGTTTCAACCTGCAGACTATATAGATGTCGATACGAGATACGGTCCTATTACTAATATGAGAAATTTTGAAAACAGATTGATGTTTTGGCAAGAAAATGCTTTCGGACAATTAAGTGTGAAAGAACGATCTCAAATAATAGACAGTAACAATCAAAGTCTTATATTAGGAACTGGAGGAGTATTGGACAGATATGATTATTATGATTAGACATCCGGAATGCACGAAGAACAATATTGTGATGCACAATCAGATAGTTAGTTATATTGGTATGACGATCATAATAAAGAATTGAAATCGTTTAATAGACAATCTGTAGTATAGCTGAACAAACAATATAAAACACAAAATGTAATGCACGATTTACATTCTGATATAGAAGAAGAGTAGACGTGTATGTTTTATGATAATTATTATAACGAATTAATATCAAAAGTATTATAGAATAACAATTCTATAATATATAGCGAATAGAATAGAATATTTACATCTGTATGTACTATACCGTTTGATAATTATGTAAAATTCAAAAACGGTACGTTTGTTTTAAAAACCGGAGACGGAAATATAAAAGTAGCTCAATGGAATAAAAAATACAATGAAAACGGAGAGTATAGTTGTAGAGATATAGATGGAAATATAATACACACATATATATAGTATGTAGTAAATGATCAGCCTTTATATACTAAGGTTTTTGATAACTAGGAATTAGTATCTGATAATTTAGATATACCTAAGGATTATTTTAAAAATGGTCATACATACGAATGGAAAACAGAATTAAATAATACAAAAACAACAGATTTGTAGATTACAGATAGAGAAGGCAATTTTAGATATTCAATCCCTAGAGCTATTGATTCTGAAGGAAATATTAGTAAGTTTGGAAATAGAATCAGAGGAAAATATATGATTTGTAGTATATACAACGATAATACTGAGCACGATGCATCTTTATCTTATATCTTAACTAAATATAGAATATCATGGGCTTAAAAGATAGAAAAAGAATATTAAATCGTTATCAGGCTGGAAAATCAATAACATTCCAGCCTAGAAGTATATACGATCCTATATATAACGGAGCTGGACCTATGACTCCGTTCTTTGATTAGAATTCACTACTAAAGGAAACGAGTTAGGCTTTAACATCTAGTATACCTACTGTTACTAATATAAACAATAGTCCTATAACAAATACGAATAATAATACACAAACTAACAAATACGGAAATATTTTACAAAATATGAAAGGGGCGTTAGATACTACTATGAATTACGCTCCTCAGTTGTTACAATTTGGAGGATAGATGGCAAACGCATTTGGCGGTGTAAAATCGCAGAATGAACTTTTAGGAGAAGCCGGATCTTCTACCGGTACTATTGATGGTATTTCTTACGAAAAACAAAATTCTGTAGACTCCGAAGGTAACATGAAACAATTAAAAGCAGAAAATACAAGTAATACATTAGGTTTGGCTGCATCTGGAGCGTCTATTGGAAATTCTATAGGAGGTCCAATAGGAGCTGTCGCAGGAGGATTAATAGGAGGTATTGCCGGATTGTTTGGTGGAAGTTCTAGAGAAGAAAAATTAAAAAGAAGAATCAGAGAAGCTCAACAGTATACAGGAAGATTGAATTAGTATAATAGATCTGGAGCACAGTCTGACGCATTATATAGAAATTATTATTTAAATAACGATTCAAATTAGGACAAGATGATATACGCAAATAGTGGAAAGGACAATAACGTATGGTCTCCGTACGGATATCATAAAGGTCCGACAAATAGTATGGTTGGAAAAGGAGAAAGTATATTGAATCTACAAGATGAAACGGCAACTTATGTATCTAAAGGAAAAAGAGGAGTAGATAACCAACCATCTTCTGTTAGACAAGACGATGATAATATAATATTAGGAAATGATATAGATTGGTCTAACGGAATTAAATTTTCAGATCAGGCGGCACCTTATACGATGAAATTACAATACATAAATAAGCTTAGAGATAAATCTGGAAGATATGATAAATTGAGTTCTCTCAGTCAAAAAACAAAAGATGTACAAAATAGAGAGATAGATAAATATAAACAACCGATTATGGACAACCTAAGAAACATATCGAATAGACAGAAAATACAACACGAAATACAGAATAGATATGAAACATACGGATACGACTCTGGAAAGAATTCATATCTATTTCCAGCTATAGCAGGAATAGGTGCTGCATTAAATCAGTATTCTACTTATAATAATCAACCGATACGTTATCACAATACCTATCGTGAAAATCCATATCAAGCTGAAGCTTTAGCAGGATTAGCTAGAAATAGATATAATATATATCCTGAATTGGATGCTATAAGAAGAATAAGTAGAATGGGACAATATAGTATAAATAATTCTGGAGGATTAAGTGGAGCTTAGAGATATTTAGGAAGAATAGCAAATATTCTAGGAACGCAATAGAATATATCTAAGGTATACAATATGGCACAAGAAGCAAATATGAATGCTAGACAAAATTATTATACTCAGTTGTTAAATGCTGGAGCTAAAGATCAGAGTAATAGAATGCAAGCTGCACAGCACGATTGGGCTGATTACGTTGCTTCTCACGGTGCTAAATATAAGAATAGAGACATTGCGATATCTAACATGCTTAACCAGATTAATTCTGCTTATGCTAACAAGTTCAAATACGATACTTGGAAAGATACTGCTGATTTGTATAGACAAAGATTAAATGACGAACAGTTAGAAAAATTAGCACAATTAGAAGGTGCAAGAGGAGTTTCAACGAGAAACACAATGCCGACGTTTACTAAAACATATAGTTCTGAAACTTCACCGTTCGGTCTTGATTTAAGTTTTAAAAATCTTATTAAATTATATAAATAATTATGATATACGGAAGAGATGAAGCCGTTGTGTATCCGGTTGCCGATCTATACGATACCGGAATGATGAATGCATACATATCGGCTGTAAAAGATGAATACGAAAGAGGACTGAAAGCACAAGACGAATTCGTATCTAAATACGGAGATTTTATGAGTCCTTTTTCTAAAGATGTAGATACTTGGAACCAACTCACAATGGACCGAGTAGAGAAAGCATATAACGATTTAGAGAAAATAGGAGTGGATCCGATAAGATCTCAAGAGGGCAGACAGTATTTATATAAAGTAATAAGAAGTGTACCTAGAGAAACTCTTTCTAAATTGAAATAGTCTGCTAAAGCAGGAGAAGAATATCTTCAAAATAGATCTAAGTTACAATCACAAGGAAGATGGAATCCTGAGTTTGAAAACTTTTTATTAGGTGGTAAATCTTTTTAGGATTGGAGTACTGTAGATAGTGGAATGTGGGATAGAACTTCTCCTATGGAATATAAAGATCTAAAAGAACTAACAAGTCCTTGGATGGCAGGTATAGACTCAGAATTCGATGAAGAATTGACAAAAAAGAAAAACGATGGATTTGATTACTATACTACTTCTGAAAAGAAGATAAGAGGAGCAATAAACGATAACATCAATGAGTTCTTACTTAATGATTACGGAAAATTCTTCTACAACAAAGCTCTCAACGACGCTAGATCTACAGCGTTGCCTGGAGAAACAGAAGACAGTATAAGATAGAGGGCTAATAAGTTATTAGAAGATTCCATATATAGTAGAAATAGCGTGCTTACTAGGAAGAAGAGAGAAGTTAATCCTTACTATATGGAAAGAATTAAATACAGTCACGATATAGCTCTTGAGAATTTAAGACACAAGCACGATATGGATAAACTTAAATGGAAAGCTAATAATTCTGGAACTCAAAAGAAACCAAATACTGTAAACTATAATCAGTCATTACTTATAAGAGGAGCGTTGAGTTTATCTGGTGGACAAAAAGCAGTGAATGCGTATTACGGAGATCCGGATAAAGGGTTTGATAACGCAACTACTAAAACAAAGAATTCGTTCTTAGGATGGAAGAAGAAAAATATGAAATTAGGAAGAACATTTAACTTATCAGGAACAGCTTATAATAATTATAAGAATAGATTCTTAAATTATACAGGATAGATGACTGAAGATAAGAAAATGCTTCCTGCAAGATTAGGAAGAAAATATAATACCGTAAGCTCGTTCAACAAGGGTAAAGTGTTCTATCTATATCCAAGTGACCTAGACGATATAGAAAGTACAGACGAATTTGTAGTTAACAGCTTCGGAAACGTTAAACCTGTAAAATCAGGATACGTTAGAAAGCTTAGAAACAGAATGGCTTACGATAAGTATCGTGATGACAAAGATGAATTAGTAGAAGATAAGAAATATGCTCCACACGTTTACGCACAACCTACAGGTAGAGTGTTTACTAAAGTTGGTACAAGCGGATAGATACAACAATATAGTCAGATTAAGACTTACGATACCGAAGGTAAATACATTGGAGAAGGTTATATGAAGATAAACGAAGGAGCTCCTTCTTATAATGACGATAGTGGAAGAATGTCTATATATCCGGAAGGAACAAAGTGGACAAATAAACAGTCTGTAATGGATTATAACGTAGACGTAAAAACACTAGGAAGAAGACAAGTAACAAAAACACAATCCACAGGAGAAGATTGATATGGATATAAAAAGAATGCAAGGCGTCGCTTCATAGATTGCAGTACAGAATGCAAATCAATGGGAGTGGGACGTACTTAGACGAGAGCGTCTTAGAGAATTAAGCAAAAGAAGATAGTAGAATAATAATACGGGATCTTCTAATACTAAATAGAAGGAACAACAGCAATAGAACGAGTAGGCTCAATAGTCGCAACAAGGCGGCTTTAAGCCTACTTATTCTGCTACATAGAGTTCTCAAAATAAAAGCATAAATCTACATCCTTTCTTTCTGAATGACGATGATTCAAATACAGATCCTAATTAGTTTTTATAGCCGATAGAGGTTTAGAATATGGGCTGGAACACACAAACTAAGAATTGGATAAACGAAGGATCTACTGGAAATCAACAAAGAAGAATAAATAACAGAAACGAAATATTAGCTAGATCTAAATATAATGTTGATTTATAGTTGCAAAGAAAGAGAAATATAGCAGAAAATAGTAGGAATGGAGACATGGATTTCTATTATGCTCCATACGAAGATGCTGTAAAAGAATACGAAAAAGAAAAGCAATGGTATATAAATACAGATCCTAGAGTATTAGAAGCTAAAAGAAAAGCTAAAATAAAATACGAATAGATAAAGTCAGGAGGACATCCTGAAGGATATTTTGACAGAGCTTTGTATGCGTTAGGTCAGATATCTACTCTCGATGTGCACGGTGTTGTTAACGGAATACAATCGATATTTGCTGGTAATAAAGCTAAAAAACAAGATTTACTAAACGATGCGTATAACGTATGGATGTAGAGAAAAAATGAAACACAGATAGCTACATCTAATGGTAAACTACAAATAGCTGATTAGATATCTAACGTGTTAGACTCTTCTTCTATAGATAGATATGTAGATGTATGTAACCAATTAATAGCAGATACAGATAGAAGAAATAGTCTTATTGATAAATATACTAGTAGAACAGGACAGGGTATTACTAGAGAAGAGTCTTTGGAATTAGACATGTTGAAAAACAGAATAAATACACTTACTAAGGAAAAAGACGAATTTGAAAAAAACATAGAATCTGCAGGAACATACGAATCTAATACTTTGTTGGGAGCTGCCATATCTAATGCGCAAGAATATTTAACCAGCGGAGGAGGTTCTTTTAATTTTGATTTTGGAACTGGACTCGGTGGATCTCTATTAGGATTTAGAGAGAACATAACCAAATTGCAGAAAGGATTGGCTACAAGAAATCCTCAGATGGTTGAAGAAGCAAGACAAAACCTTAAAAGAATAAGAGATGCTTACGAAAATCAATCTTAGAAAATGAAAAATCTCTGGAGAAAAGATATTGAAAGAGATACTAAAGATTTGAATAGTTATACCAGCAAATACACAGTCAGTGATTACTTTTTAAATAAAGAACAAGAAGCAAATCAAATATTAAACCCGTTCAATCCTAAGAAGTTGTGGATGGCTCCTGGTCTTTTGGGAGCATCTTTATCAGATACTAATAAAATGGCTGTTAGTACAGCTACTGGACTTCTTACTATGTTGCCGATAGGAAGAGCTGCACGAGTAGGATTACAAGCTGCAAACTATGTATCACAGGTAGCTCAGGGAGCAGACGAAAACTTTGCTAACGTAGATTAGGCATACAAAGAGATAGTGAGATCGTCTTTGACCGAACAAGGATAGTATAGAACGTTTTTATAGGACGGTAGAGAAGCTATCGGAAATCCTGCTGCTACTGACGAGGATATAATAAACGCTTATTTCAGAGGAGATTATATTCCTAAAGATATAAAAGTCAGAAAGACTTTGATGAATGCTACTACAGGTTCAATGAAGTAGTTCATGTAGGGACAGGGAGTTAATCTATTAGACTCTTGGATAGACATGGCTATAGAAACTACACCTGTTGGTAAGTTTGCAAAACTGTCCAAAATAGAAGCTGTAAAGGGCGCAAAACAAGGTCTTGCGAACATTGGAGAATCATTAGCTGGAACTAAAGCTGGTCAATTTGTAACAAGTGCTCTAAAGAATTCAAAAGGAAAAGCTACACAGCTTGTAGATAAGATGGTAGAGTACGGAGTACGAAGAACAGCAAATGTTTCACAGATAGCTAAAGAGATGCCAAAAAGACTTCTACAGACTAGATATAATCTTGGAGTAGCAAATAGAGCAGTAAAAGATATAGCTAAGAGATCTGTGATAGGAGCCTACTCTGAAGCAGTAGAAGAAGGTTTGCAGCAAGAACAGCAATACGAAAGAATGCACAATCCTTCTGATTAGTACTACGATGTATATAAACAGATTCCTAATACTATACTGGGAGGTCCTAGATTGTGGTATTCTTTATTGTTCAAAGATCCAGACAAAGCTTCGTAGGAAGAATAGGAAATATGGCAAAGCATGGCTGGTGGTATATTAGGATCTTTTGTACAAGGAGGTTCGATGAATATTGTTCGTACTGGAGTAGACGCTGTACAACAGATGAGGGATGGAGATATCATACTCAACAACATAATAGCTGATAAAATAAACGGTGACACTCAGATCGAAAAGGCAAAGTTGTATTCTAAAAAACTAAGAACATAGAGAGGAAAACAAAACCTGATAGATGTATTAGATTAGTATTAGCAATATAACGATAAACTAAATCAATCATATAAAGATGGTGGTGTAAAATAGGGAATACCAGAAGAGTGGATAGCTGAAGATAAAGCTATGGTGTAGGATATAGAAAACATTCGATATTCACAAAAAACACAACAGTTAGCTAATAGATTGGGAATCAAAAATAAAAAGTTCAATCTTATAGACAACGACGATTACGATCTACTTGTAGCGATGCTATATAGAAATCAACAGCAAATAAAAGAAGACAACGATTCTTTAAGTGAGGTTGTACGTAATCAAGAAAAACAAACTCCTATTACTTTTAACTAGTTCTTAGAAAATCAAGTAAGTGCTGGAAATTTAGATTAGAATTTCTTATAGAGTTATATCGGAGAGCAAAACGGAATAACAAGTTTGGTAAATACTGAAAATTTATCAGAAGAAGAGTTAAATAATGTTTAGAAAAAATATCAAGAATTACAAAATAGATATAATAATTACATTTCTAACATAGATACGATAGCTAAGCTTGCTGCTAATATGAAAACTCTTCAAGAGATAAAAGCTCTTGATAAACTCAACGGTAGACAGTCTTTTATACAAAAACGCGTAGAAAGAGAAGTTAATAAAATAAAACAAAACATAAATAAAATATACGAACAGCAAGGAAAGCAGGCTCCTAAGATGGATACTCTTTCTGACGTAGAAGATTTTTATAAGAAAGCAGGTCTTCCTATAAGTGAGGATTATATAAATAATATAAAAACTATAGATGAATACAAATTACAACGAGATTTATCTATAGAAAAAGCTTATAAATTTATAACAGATCCCAAATACGCTAAAAAACAACTGTCTCAATACAAAGAAACTAAAAAACAAGACGAGTATTTACAACAACAAGTTGAGTCTGACTACTATGATAAAGTTCTACACGATTATGCCGTACAAGACGCTGAAATAAACGACAGTAATAATATATATGTCGGAGAAGACGGAAAAACTTATGCGGTAAGATTGAATGTAGCAAAAGACGAAAATGGAGAAGACGTTGAGTATTATTCTAAACATCTATATGATCCAAAAACTGACGTAATGGACAGAAGTGAACTTCCTTTTGATAAAGAAGAATGGTTCGACGGAAGAGATCAGATAGATGATATGACGCAAATAAAATCTCCTCAACTTAGAGAAAACGACGGATCTGAAGAACGTGTAGAAGAATTTTCTAAAAGAAGAGATGTAAACGAATAGAAACAAAAATATACTCAAGATCTGTTAAACGATAAGAGTAGAAATGGTTATACAAGTAGAGCGAATCGTATAGAATCTTTTGTAGATGAAAATTATTCTCCGTACAAAAGAGGAAAACAGTATTTCTTAAAGAACGGAGAAGAAGAATTAGAGATAACAAAGACGGAATATAATTACGCTAAGTGGTATAAGAAAAACTATTATACAGAACAACAAGAGGAAACACAAGACGATGTTCAAACCGAATAGGAAAATATAGACGGACAGCGTGATAACGTTGAATCATAGGTTTAGAAAGAAGAGAAACCTTCTGGATCAGAAGAATCTCAGAACACTGAACAAGAACAACCGATAACAGATAAAGAAGTAGAACAACCTGCAAGCGAACCTGAACAGAATCAATAGGAACAACAAGATTAGGAAGAAGATCAGAAGGTTCCAGATATAAAAATGACAGATGCTCAGAAAAATGTTATATAGGATCTTTCTCAGTTTAAGGTAGAAGGTAATAAAAAAATAAGATACGATTTGCGTTCTCCTATGGATTATTTTATAGAAGACGAAGACGGAAATATACAAGCGTACCCTAGAGTACATAGTAAACTTAAGAGGATGTTCGAATTGGATCGTACCGTGTAGGAAAATATGAATTCTATATTCGAAAATCTTGAGAAATACAGACTCGATTTTATTGATGCGTTCAAACACAGAAATGACAATCAAGATGCTGCAGATAGATATAAAAAGTCTAAAATTTCATACATAAATAAAATAAAACAGTTACAATAGGAATACAACGAAGCATTATTAAAAACTATAAAAAATAATGAAAACTTGTACGATTTCTACAATGTTATTTTGGACGGATATTATTCTAACGATAACATACTAATGAGCAAATCTACTACCGATCATATATCTAAGATAGTAGGAAATAAGATCGGTGATAAGGTATAGTTGCCTGCTGCCTCTGTAATATCTGGTACGATAGTTGATGAAATATGTAGAAGATGTTTTAGTGGAGAAGATGTTAAAAACGAACCGAGATTCAAAATGGACGATTCTACATTTGAACAGCTTAAACAAAATATAATAGATGTAAAGTCGGACTTTGAAAGCAAAGGTTGGATATTACTTCCATAGCAATATTGTTGGTATACTGAATTAGAAGGAATAGGAAGAATCGCTGGAGAAACAGATATGTTAGCTGTTGATACAGACGGTTCTGTATATCTTATAGACTTTAAAACAAGTAAGAGATCTTATAAATACGGAACTCAGGTTAGAATTAGTGGAGAGAAATTGATCACACAATCTTCTGATTATATAGAAGCTATAGATTGGAGTTTTGCCAATTCTAAATTTTCAGCAAGAGATGAATATAGAACACAGTTTACTTTGTACTCTATGATGATACAACAGTGTACTATGTAGAGACAAAAAGTAAAAACGATAAATATATTAGGATTTACCGTAAACTCTTCTGTTTCAGATAACGATCTTGTAAAAATTAAATCTATAGAGAAACCGAATTTTATAGAATTAGAAATACAGGATGATTTGAATACTTATTTGATTTACGAAGAAGATTCTTAGAATACGATAAGAAAAGAAAAAGAAAATTATTTAACTCTCATAAATCATATAGAAAATCAGTTACAATCTGATAGAAATTATTTAAATCAACATTTTGATGAAATAAATAAAAGTTCAAATCTATATAGAGAGTTAGAACAACTTTCTGCTAGAACAAAAGACATAAAATCAAGAATAAACAAAATAGATATAAACAAAGATCCTGTATCTGAATTGAAAAACATCCACGATCAATACCTTCAGTTATCTACTGATTATAGTAATGCTGTACAAAAAGTATAGGATTATTTATCTGAGAAAGCTGAACAATATCAACAAGAACAAACACCTACAGTATCTACACAAAGTATACCTGTGGATATACAGTGGGACTTTAAAGAAATAGAAAAATACGATCGTGTATGGTATATAAACGTATCTAGGCAGAACGAAAAGCTTAGACAATTTAGAAGGATTACTACAAATAAAGATTTTATCGAAAACACTACTTTCTATTTGGATACAAACATTAAAACGTTGATGAATCATGATTACATGATAACGTTTGAAAAAATAGTATATCATACTAAGGATCAAAACGGAAACGACGTATAGTTTGTATTAGAAGGAGATGACGCTAGAAGTGTATCTATTTACTTTGCAAAATACGATTAGGACGGAAGACCGTACGGATACGGATAGAATCCTTTAGTAAAACAAATAAAGGAAGCGTTACAACAAAACGAAGAAAACATAAAAAACAAAAACTTCCAATTAGTTTTGACAGGATTATCCAGAACAAACGGAGTCATAATAAGTCTTAAAGAAAACAAAAATGTAAAAGACACGTTCGATTTTACAGAAGAATAGATAGAACACCTATTAGAAAATGGTACAGACCGAGTAGGTGTTACTGATAAAATGGGTGTTGTAAAAACTATAGATAAAGCAAACAAAACTATATACGGAGACGGTATATATGCAAACTCCGGAGAACGTAGATTATCTCCTGGACAAGTAGTACTGATACATGATTTAAAATATAACGAAGATAAAGGTAACGGCAATCACAAAATACCAATTGTACTCTTACAGAAAAAGATAACAAATGCCGATGCTGATCTTATCATAAACCTATTGAAAGATACAAGTAAGTAGGAATTGGCTGTTACAAATTCTGGTATTGTTGGACCTATAACAAAATATTAGTTGTTATCTACACTCGTAAGATTCGGTCGTGGTGCACAAAATACAGGAAACGATTTCGTATTTAGATACAAAGAAATAGACGGTGTTGCACAAAGAGACATTGTAGAACTACAAATCAGAGACGAAGAAGGTCAATTAATTACTACAGAATATGACTTGAATAATCCTGTATCTGTAGGTCAATTAAAACGCCGTTTAGTAGAAGACGTATACTTATATACAAATAATATATCTGTATTAAACAAAGCTACCAACAAGGCAAGAAACACAGATAAAAACAATATATTCTCACAGTTACAAGAATTCTTTGAAAACAATCCTAACATAAACGAGATAAGTTACGGAGAGAGTATGGTGTTCAACAGAGCTGACGTAGATCCTGACGGAGATGGTTCGTACAAAGGAATAACAGGATTACACTGGATGATAAGACACGGTTGGCTTACTACTAACTATGGTGGTGTTACAGATTCTATTTTCTCAGCTACAGGAGTTTAGGGAATAATACCAAACAAACAGTAGTAGAATATAGAACAACAGCCTGAACCAGAAAAAGTAGAAAATGTAGACGTACAGCCAGAATAGAATGTCGGTGGAAACATAGGATACGAGAAAGAAGATGTCGAAGATGTTAGTATAGACGATGTTAACGAACTTCTTGGTGGAGACTTTGTAGCAGACAACGAAGGTCTTTTCCATAAACAAAAAGGAAAAGCTAATATAAAGATAGAAGAGAATGTAGCAAGAAGAACTATAAAACGAATTGTAGGAGACTCTATACCTTTACAGATGATAGACGATATTATATCTGTAATATACGATGGAGATGTTGTCGGTATGTGTACTGCAGCTAGTATATATATTTCTAGACAAGCGGAAGCCGGTACTGATTACCACGAGTCTTTCCATGCGGTTGTCGAGCTTCTTATGGATAAAAATAAGCGTGAGAGTTTGTATAAATTTACTAAGAATAAATTTAACATGCAAAACGCTACAGACGAAGAAGTTGCGGAAGCTTTAGCAGATTTATTCTTCTTATATAGTAAAGATGCTATACATTTTGAGGGAAGAATTGGAAGATTGTTCTCTTATGTAAAAGACTGGATAAATGCATTTAAAGTTACAAAAAGTTTAAAACTTGCTAATTTGTTTGTAAATGCAGATTTTGGAAAATTCGCAAATAAAACTATAAGCAAAGAACAGGTCGACGACTTTAAAAATAGATTCCCAAAAGGTCTTAACTTGAAAATAAAAGGTAAGAACGGAAATGGTGTAGAACTTAAACACATATACACATCTACTCAATTAGACGATGCAATTAATTATTTAGTATATCTGATAATAAAGAATGAAGGTATAAGTAGTATTGGTTCTAATCTGGATAAGTTAGATATTTCTAAGGAACATCTTACTAATACAAAACTTGACGAAAACAACAAACCGCTTTCTAATTTCGGCAGAACTTATAGAATAGTAACAATGAGCGGTAAGTCTGAATAGGAATTGGATGATTTAGTAAAAGAAGGAAAGATAACGCCTCTCGTTAAAAACAACGTGTTAATAATGAGAGAAATATTTAACAATTACGAAGACATCAAACCTATGATACTCGCCAAGTTGAAGAGCATGGGTGTTAACTCTAGACTAGACTAGGAATAGACAGAAAGAGAAAATAAAGAGGGAGACGATGTTAGTCAAATATCACGAGATGTAGATTCTCACGCAGACGAATTCTACACACATTCGATGTCTGACGATTTATCTTCTAATATGATATTCTTCTTAAGTACTAGACCTGCATTAAGATATGCTACATAGGAGGATGTTAATAACGGAATTGTACAATCTTTGTATAAGAAAGATAGAAACGGAAACGAACAGAGAGTTTTAGTATCTTCTTCTAAAAACTCTATGGGAATGACCACTTTCATGGATTACAAACAAGTACACTAGTTATTATTATCAAATCTTCATGATGTAAAAGATGTTGAAGATTTGTATAACAAACTTAAAAAACTAGGAAAGAACGATTATCTTTATGAAAATATAGCAAGAAGTTTATATCAGTTTAGATTCCAATCTTATAAGAGATATACCAATAGAAAAGACGGAATGGATAACGTACCTATGGTAATGTTTAGAGGAAAGTTATTAGATCCTAAACATTATATTTCTAATAAAAATAAATTATCATAGGAAGATCTGTATCCTAAGTTTGTAAGATGGTCTCATGATGTACTTGACAAGAACGGAAAAATAATATTTAAAGCCGGAGATGTGATATAGGGTGCAAGTATTGTAATGAATTACGATATGGAAAATCTTACTACATAGTTGTTCCAATCTATAAAATCTCAAAAGTTAGATTATAATTTCTTGTATATAAGATCTGTAGTTGACGATAACGGAAAAGTTATAAACGGAAATTATTTATATTCTTACCATCCTACTAACTACGATAGATCGCAGCAACAATATCCAATACAATGGTTTGACAACTTACGTTCTTCTTTTAGCGGATTATTTACTAAGTCTGGAGATCTTAATAAGAATTTTACAAACTTTAAAGACTCTAAAAAATATCTTTCTGAATTATATAACGCGTTAACGTTAGCGAAAGCTAATAATGGAAAGATTACAATAAATAAAGTAAATTACGACTTGACAAAAGGATCTGACTTAAGCGTTGTTATATCGTAGTTTGTAAAAAGTATGAGAAACATAGGCGTAGATATAGATACCAATATGGTTCAATATTTACTACAACAGATGAATCCTGATGAACCTATGTTATACTTAGCGTTCGTAGATTTAATAACTAAAGGAGGAAACAATAGTGTATACAGTATATTATAGCTTATAAAAGATAACGGTATTCTAGACTTAATGCAAAATAGGCTAGAGGCTGGAGACATATCTTTCTTTACAAAAGATCAACCTAAAAATAATAGAATACACGATAGTATAAATACTGGATCGTATGTTTACACTAAGAGTGGCTTCTTAACGTTATTGGCAATGTGGCAAGGAAAATTTAGAACATCTACTACAGAACTTATGACAATAGGTCCTGAAAACACAAAGATGTATACTTTTGCTCAAAACCATACAGCTTCGGATACTATATACGATCTTAATAATTCTTATGACGAAAACGGAAATCTTGTAAAAGGATGTACACTTGAAGAGTTAAGTTAGGTAGATTATATATTAGCTAGAGATCAGCAAGGTAATAGAATAGGATCTGTTATAGGAAAAACTCTTATGAATAAAGATTGGAATCCTAATCATAATAAATTACAACTGAGAACTTCTGCTGGAACTAAATCTTCTACTTATTCTGACGAAGGAACTAAGTATTCTAAGACTACTTCTAGAGAAGACTACATGGCTAAAGTACAGATGTTGTTATAGGGAGATATAATATTCCCAGCATTGTCCGATAAATCTACATATTTCTCTATAAGCGGAATAAAACTTCCAGGACTTAATTTTGATAACAGTTCTTCATCAATAGGAAGTCTTCCTGTATTTAACTCCGATACTGGAACAATGATGTTTATACACAATGTGATGGAGAATTCTGATGATAAGATAAGAAGTATTGAGGATAATCCAAAAAGCGGATATAGATATAACGACGTTCTTGATTAGTTTATAGAATACTTTACTTGTGAAAATATAAATGTAAATAAAACTATAAACGATTTGGGATTGTAGGAACAGAATGCAACAAATACTCCAATATCAGAAAATCAAAAAATTACAAACTATCACAAAGGAAGCATAAACGGTGCAAGATATTTTAGTTTGATGGGAATATACGCATTAGAAGATATGGAAATAAAGGTAAACGGAAAAACTAAATCTTATAAAAAGGGAGATTACATACCGTTTAACTTTAAAGCAGATACTCCTAGTGAAGGTATACTTGAAGGAAGAAATCTTGCTCAGTCTCTTTTCTTTGACCAACCTATAGAAAAACAAAGAGTGATAGTAGCCGAAATATTAAGAAGAAGACTTGATGATACGTTGAACGACTTGTTAGAAATGGGAATAATAAGTAAGAACGATAATGCTTCTAAAGCAAAAGGTATTGTTACTCACGATTATTATTCTTATAAAAATAACTATTTTGATGTAGATAAGATAAATAGATTAGCGAGATGCTATTCTAATATAGAAGGAATACAAACTTTCGGAAATTCTGCGTTAGAGTCTTTGGGTGTAGTGGCAATGGCGTACGATATAATGTGTAAGAGCATAATGTCTATGGAAGAAACCAGACGTTTCTTTACAGGAATGCCTTAGTTCTTCAAAACAAAATATTCTTCTGACGGAAACTTAGTAGATTACGGAGCGGACGAAACAAAACGATACGGAGGTGAAGGTTCTACTGGTTCTAACAACCGTGAAGATATGGCTAATATACCAGAAGAGTATACTTGTGCAGAACTTAAAGACTGGGAAATTTCATCTGCAATAAGTGAGTCTTTAGAATAGGCTTTCAAAGAAGGAGAATACAGAGAGTCGTTGTCTGTATACTATAGCGAAAATCCATCATTAGGTAAACCTTCCGACGCTTATAATATGTCTATAAAAAAAGTAGAAAAAGAATTAGAAAAAACAGGAATGTTAGAAATGATTAACATGAAGATAAAGAAAGAATCTAATTCTTATAAAGACGAGATAAACGTTACAGACGGTACTGCTTACATAACAGATACTATGGCAGAAAATCTGTTAAGAATGCGAGGAGCGTTCAATAACGAAATAGCAGAAGCGTTTGAAAGACTGAGAGGCGATAAAGGATACCTAAATAGTGCACAAGATTATAGACTTATACACGAAGCACTTATAAGTACATAGAAATATTCTGCTTTCGGATACAGAATGCAAAACGGAATACCAGTACACTTCTACGATAAGTTCGCATTGTTCCCAATGTTCAAAGGAATATCTTTTGGATTTAGCAGAGATCTTTATGATAAGATGCGTAAAGATGGCGTAGATATGGTAATGTTTAATTCTGCTGTAAAATCTGGATCTTAGGGTGCGTAGAAGTTCTATCCTGATATGACAAAAAAAGATTTATAGAAGTTTACATTTAAAAACAATATCTATAAACAAAAGTATAAATACATAAGAAGGTAGTTGAATACAGATCCTAGAACAGATGAAGTCATGGCTGCAGGAACACAGGCTATGAAAGTTTCTCTCAGCGTACTTAGAGATTGGCAAACATATTCTATACAAAATCCTGACGGAACAGAACAAACATTGAATAAAAACGAAGTGTTGAGTGCCATAATGGATAAGATGAATAGAATGGCTGAAATAGGAAGTCAACAGATAAAAGAAGAATTCTTTACTAACGGAAGACTAGATTATGCAAAATTAAAAGATTTCATAGTAAGAGAACTTTCTAGTAGAAATGCTGATAAGAATATACTCGAAGCTGTTAATTTAGATTATCTTACTGACGAGAACGGAAATATAATTCCAGAAAGCGTACATTTCGTTACTGATATAAATGTAGTTTCTAATATGGCGTGGATAGAAAGTATATTGATATCACACATAAATAAAAAAGTAATAGATATCAATTTTAAAGGAAACGCTTTCTATCAGAGATCTGTGTTCGGTCTTGACAGTCCAACTGTATTGAACGACGATTAGGTAAAATACGAAATAAATGGCGGCAAACCTTTACAGATGATAAATGAAGAGGGAAGTATGGACGCAGTAATAAGTATAGATTACTTTATGGACATAATTCCTAAGAAATATAGATATAATTTCAAAAAAGCAAAACAATGGCTAATTGATAACGATGTTATATCCGGTATAAAAACAGGAACCAAGGAATGGAATAATGCTAAAGCTAGCGTATTGTCATATCGTATTCCTACTCAGGCGGCATCTTCTATTCATGCGTTAAGATTTGTAGATGTATTACCGATCGTAAGAGATACTATAATATTACCTAGAGAGTTTACTAAGATTACTGGTTCTGACTTCGATATTGATAAGTTGTATTTATCGTCTTTCTATTATAATGTAAACAAAGAAACCGGAAAGGCGTCTTTGATAATGGACGACGAATATGAAAATACAGCAAATCAACTTCTTTCTATATATCTTTCTCTGATTAAAGATGCTGGAAAACAAGTTACAGACGGAAAAATATCTAAGTCTAGATACATGCACATATTGAACAGATCTATCGACAATGATACAGAACTAATAAATAACGTTCTTTCTGATATAGAATCTGGAAAAACTAAAAAAACTGTAGAGCCATATCAATTTGAAAATCTAACTAATCAAGTAAAGATAAAACAATCATTTGCTACAGGTAAACTTGGAATAGGACCGTTTGCGTTGAATAACAATAATCAGGTACTTACTATGTTGTACAACGTTTCTTTCAAAGATTTTGGAGACAACGATAAAAGTTTATTAACTTATATTGGAATGAACAGGTTAGATAGGGTTACAGATATAAACGGAAACCATATATTATCGTGGATATCTGCGATGATAAATGCACACGTGGACGTTGCAAAGGATCCGTATATATTGAGATTAAATGTAAATAAATTTACATATAATCTAGTAAATCTACTTATACGTTGTGGTCTAGGAGATAGAGCTTTATATTTCATAAACAATCCTATAATAAAAGATTTAGCTAGAATAAGTGAAGAAACGCAAGGAAGAATAGTTGATGAACCGGAAATAAGCGTAAGGAAAAGGTTCGAAAATGCTTAGGAATAGTATATACGAGATTGTAAGTTTAGAGATGAGTCTTTTTCTAAGTTGTATATGAAAGCTGAAAGTTCAGAAAAAAGAGCTGCCGAAAAGAAAGATTTCGATAAAATTGCAGAAATAATGGGAATGTCTTAGAACGGTCGTACTATTAATAGTATTAAAATATTTAAAGACGGTCAGTATTATACTGTTGATGGTACATATATAATGAGGGACATCTTAAAAAATAAAGACGTACTCATAGACGAAAACAAACCATTAAGCATAGATAATCTCAGAGATGATGATTAGTTTTATTACGTATTAGAAGGCGACAGAAGAGTTACTCCAAAAGAAGTTCAGATGTATATATTCTTAGCTATGCAAAATTTAAACATAAATGCAGCGGCTCTTTCTGCAGTAGTACAGGCTACTAAAGTAGATACTAAAAAGCACGGTAAAACTGTAAGAGAGCAGTCTGAATATAACGCTAAGTATGAACAATTATTAGGTGGTGAAATATCAGACATGTTTGAAAATTTGGATAACATGTTGACAAAATCTTATATAAACGTTAAAACTAATCTCGGAATAGGTATTCCTAAGAAAATTCTTTAGGAGTTTTCTATAACAGCTACAGACAATTTTAGATACGTAGTAGATTCTATATGCTCTATGTACTTAAATAACTAGAGTTCTAAAGCTAAAACATCGATACAGAACGCTGTTCTCGCATACGTTAAACAGATTGCTATGAATAAAGCTATGGAAGATAACGGAATAACTAGCGAAAAGTGGATGGAGATGATACAAGGAAGAAAAACGTTAGCACAGAGAATAACAAACCTTCAGAACATATTGATTTCGGATGTAGACGGTAAATATAAATCTTTAGCTACTAACGGAACAATAATAAATCCATTACTTGCTAATTTGCGAAGAATTCCGTATCAACCACAATACGGACAGGTTCACTACGATCTTATAGGTTTAGAAAACAAAGGAGCTGACGATAGTGAATTGAGTAATAACTATATAGATGCATGGTAGCAACTTTTAGATTATGATGATCCTCAATATCCAAAAGAGTCTGAAGCTATAAGGAAACTAGCTAGCGATCTTGCTGTTTATGCGTTTATGACATCTTCTGATACTAAAGGAACAAATAAATTTTTCAAATATGTTCCTGTTTCTTGGAGAAATGATTTTGGATATTCAGAGTATATAAGATAGGCTTTTTAGTACTTTAAAGACGGAAACGTAAAAGTACAAGAGGATACTGAAGATGGATTTTTAACTATAGATCCGTACGAATTAATAATGAATAATTATATGGATCCTAATATTCTACCTACACATAAGATGAATAAGTTTATGGGATCTTCTTATCAGTATAGTGAAACGGATTTCTAGGGAAAGATTATAACAAGTAATATATACACAATGATTGCAGGTCTTGTTAACGATAGACCTACAATGTATAAATCTGAATACATTACACAATATCCTCCTTTTGTCAGAATACAAAGACCTAATACAAATAGATTTTCTGCGGATTAGTATTTGTTGTATAGACTTGCTGCATATGGTACCAAAACGTTATCTGACGGTAAACAGGTATCTTATCCTGTATATATACTTTTAAATCCTAAAGGTCAGAGAGTTAAAATAGGTGCTCAAAATTATGATTTCTATTCTGTAGGAAGAGATGATAATTATCAGCACGGTTTCTTAAAAGGTGAAACTCCAAACTTCTTAGAAAAAGTAAAATGGATATAGAAAAACATAGAAAAAATACAGGAGTTGAGAGCAGCTAAAACAGCAACAGTAGGAGACGTGAGATAGTTGTTCGACATACCAGCAGGAGATAGTTATTCTATACAAACGTTCGGAAATATATAGAGAACAGTATATCAAAATGAAAAATACGGAAACATAGGAAAAGATATAGAAGAAGCTGAAATACAACACGACGAGTTACAATTAGAGCTCGGACAAAAAAGAGACGATAATACTTCTAAATTCGTTATAAATAAAGCATTAGATACATACACACTGCATTCTGGTGGAGCAAAGGGTTCTGACTCTTACTGGGGAACAGCAGGAGAGAAGTACGGCTTGCTGTACGACGATAAACACCAAAGACACTATTATCACCAAGAAAAAACTCCTGTAGGAAATGTAGAAATATCTAATTAGGATTACGAAGAAGGAAGATACAAGGTAGCATAGGCTGCTTCAGCAAGATGGGGATATAACTTGAAAACAATGAAAGATAATAGATTGATTAGAAATTGGGCTCAGGTTAAATATTCAGATGCAATATTTGCAATAGGAACTCTTGTTAAACCTGGACAATCGATAGATCCAAACAACAGTAAAGAAACAAGAACTGCTAAGAAAGTAATAGTTTCTGGAGGTACCGGATATGCTGTAGAGATGGCTATACAAGCTGGTAAACCTGTATACGTATTCGATTAGAGGAGAAACAGATGGTATAAGAACGTAGACGGAAAATGGTCTAAATCAGATATTCCTGTGCTTACTAAAAACTTCGCAGGTATCGGAACTAGAGAGTTATAGAATAACGGAAAATAGGCTATAGAAGACGTATATAAAAAGACTATAGAATAGATGTAGAAGAACTCTACTAATTAGGATGTCGATATCAATATAGAAGATTTCAGTAATCTAAACGAATAGAGACATGAACAATGTGATTAAAATTATTAAATTATGGTATGTATAATAGAGAGTAAATATTAGAAAGAAATAGAAGATCTTACTGGTATAATTGGAGACAGAGAGACTGCTATATCACTATTATGCGCAAATAACGGGTTCACCTTAGACAAAACACCCTAGGGTGAACCGTCAGATTTGTATCAATAGTTATTAGGATAGTTCTCAAATGACGAAGCAGGAAGAAGACGTGCTATTATATACAAAGCTAGAACGTTCGGAAGTTCTTTCGTCAATAAGTACGGAAAATGGTTTGAATAGGACGTATAGTCGTAGAATGACAATTTTGACTCTAACGGCGAACCTGTTTTAAGCATAGTACTTGAAGATAAAAATTTGTTTCAAAATAGTACGGAGTAGGATTTTTCACAACTTAAAAGAGAGTATGTCAGTCGTTTAGTAAACGAACTTCTTTTTGAAAATCCAAATGCTAGTCAAATAGAAATACTAAACAAAGAAATAGAAGCACAGCAAGAGTGGGCTAATCAGTAGGCTAATCAGTTGGACGAAGATGTTGAAATGTCCAGAATAGACGCAGAAGATACAAAAAGACTATTGAAAAACGAGAACATATTGATAGGAAAGGCTAGTAAAGCTGTAATATAGATGTTTAGAAAAGCAAAAGAAAGAGCTAAAAAACTTAGAGAAAATCTAAACATAAAAAGTCTAAATCTGAAAGATGACTTATCAAACAAAATAGACGAGACAGCCAACCAGATAATATCTGCAACCATAAGTAAAGAAAAAGCTTATAAATCTAAAAACTTCTCTTCTTCTACTTCTTATGGAGATATAAACCAGTAGATATAGAACTAGGAAAATTCTAGAAAAATACGTGGATATAGAAAAAGTATAATAGAAGCACAAAATAGTAAAAATGCAAAGAAAGAATTAGATGCGAAACTTGAAATGTTCTTGTATTTTATAGAAAATGCATCTGACGAGATAAATAAAATATTATCAATGCTTCTTAATGCTGAGGCTAATGAGTATAGAAAGACATATTATAAGGTAGATAACGTTGGAAATATAATATACAACGATGAAAACAATAAGTATTACACCGAACAAAACGAAAAAGAAGGTGTACAATACGGTACATTTGATTTCAATGACCTTCAGTATATAAACACTGATGTTATCGGATTTTACGACGGTATACTACATAATATATTATTGATATTAGACTAGCTCGACGAAAACGATCCGAAAGTTAAATTGCTTAAAGACTCCATAAGAATTTCAGATGTATGTAATAATATATTTTCAGCTAAAAGAAAATATTAGATAGCTCTAGAAAATAAAGTAATGGATTTGGTCAGAGAATGTCTTGACGAAATTCCAGAAGAAAGACTAGACTCTGAAATGAAAGCGAGATTGATAGTAAGAACTAAAAAATGGCTTAGAAATCAGTACGATTTTGGTGATGTTACTGTATTCGAAAGAGTTATAGGAATAGGAAGTAGATCTAAAAGTTCACTGGTAAGACTTATTCAGGAAGTAATAAACTAGATAGAAAACGATATACGTATAGAAACAAGTAAGAAAGGTTTTAAACTAAACGATCTATACAGAAAAGCGTTAAATAAAAATAAAAAATACATGCTTCCTGGTATGAGTTTGTAGTAGTTACTGATGGGTAAAGACAGAAACGGTTTACCAAACGGAGATTTCGTAAGACCTATAAATTACAGACAGTATCAACAAGATTTAGAGAACATTTAGGCTGAATTACTATTTGGAAAAGATGGTATTAGAGACCGAATTGCAAATCTAAAAGATGATAATGGTAATTATATATTCAGAGATCCTGATACAAACACTTACGAAATAGAATTTGATGAACACGGAGAACCAATATTACCAAATCATCCAAAACTAGAACAAGCATATAAGAATTACTATAAGAAGTTGGAGTCTTGGAAATGCGATCATTCTGAAAGACCGTATACTAAAAAATATTATATTGAAAGGTTAGATCATTTGTCTATATCTACTATACAAATGATGAATAAGTTGTATAGTGGAAGAAACGAGATAATACAAGCTGCTACAGTAGACGGATAGTTCAGACCTGATAAACTTTCTGATTTTTAGTTAGACGAGCTGAATAGATACAATCAAGAAATACAACAGTTGTCCAGTCCTTTTTATATTGACGGAACAGAAAAAGATCCTTATACTCCAGAAGGAATTGCAGCTAGAGAGATAAGTAGTTGGCAAAATACAATATCTGACCATATAAAATATAAGACTAGTATTGAAAAGTACAATCAAGCATTATCTTTTGCGAAAGATAAGAAAAAATTTGCTAGATTGTTCAGTAAGTGGATAATAAATCCTAAATTATACGAATGGTTGGATGATGATTTTCAGATGAATAATTCATACGTCAAATCTCTTAAGAAGACCATTAATAAACTTATGGCTCCGTACAAAACAGATAAAATCGGAGAAGTCAAATGGGATATGCTTTTTGATTTTGAAACTGGAAAAATCAAAAATGAGAAATGGTTTGAAAGTATGATTGAAGTTTCTAAAAGATATAGTGAAGAAATATCTTTATAGTATAAAGATTATTCTAACGAAGATGATAACGGTGGTACAAAATATAATGAACTAATAGACGAGGTGTATGTACCAAAACCAGGATTTCGGTACGATTTTTCATATACTTATGAAGACTCTATGCTTAAATATATGAAAGATGCGTATTAGAATTACTTGGTAGAAAACAAAGGTTATAGTACACAACAGGCTAGTTCTATCGCTGCGAATACATTTTCGTATACTTATATGACAGCAAAAGGTAAACTTATAAGTAAACCTATTTCAATATTTATGATGCGCGTTCCTAAAGAAAAGAAACAATTTAAAGGTGTAGATGGAAATTATTATAAATCTTTTATAAGAACGCCTTCTTCTATGTTTTCAGAGATAGATTTAGAAAACTCTTCTAGTGATTATATAAATAAAAATTACGATAGACAGTCAGATTAGACTTTACAACCAAAAGAGTCTATATATAGAGATGAAAACTATTATAAACACATAGAAGGAAAGAAAGGGATGAAAGAATTGTACGACGAATTAATTAGTACAATGGAACAATCTTTTTAGAACTATCCTTTTGTGAAGAAATATGATTATAGATTGCCACAGAGAGGAGAAACAAGAAATTCATCTATACTTTCTAGAAATCTATTGACAAGATTGGGTGTAAATGTAGGAGAAGTTTTAGATAGAACTCTGTCTGTAAACGAAAATGATTTGGATATAAATTTCCAAGAATAGGTATTACGACCAGACGGAACACCTATTAAAAATATACCAATAAGGTGGATAAGAAGACTTAGTAAACCTGAGTATATATCTTCAGATATAATAGGTTCTGTTACTTTAATGTACGGAATGTCTGTAAACTATAAATTAAAAAACCAGAAAGTTTCTCAAGTAGAGTCTATTTTAAACTATGTAAGAAGTAACGATCCTAGTAGTTCTTCAAAATAGGCAGAAGTTATATAGGGAATGATAGATAGACAATTCTATGAAGAATAGACATCCGGACTGAAAGTAAATCCAACACCAGAATAGTGGAAACATGCTGACTGGTTTAGAAGATATTTCTGGAGTGCTAAATCATGGTTGAAGAAAGTAGGACAAGTAAGAGGGATAGCTTAGTTAGGTATGTTGGCTTTCAACTTAGGTTCTGGTATAGTTTCGTCTTTAGATGCTACTACTAGTATGGTTATAGACGTTCTTACTGGAAAATACATAAACTATAAAGACTTATCTTATGCGTTTAGTCAGTTAATATTTGATTTACCAAAAGCTATAAGCAGCCTAGGTAAAATAAAAACCGATAGTGATATATGCGCTCAGATGTAGTATTTTGGACTAGCAAAAGGAAACGCTTAGACGTTTAGAAACACTGATTATAGTAAACTGAGAAGATTTTTATCTGATGGATTACTTATGAAAATATTTGCAATAGGTGACTATACGATCAACGCTTTAAATATGCTATCTGTACTACATAATTATAGATTGTATGTAGGTTAGGATGGAAAACGTCAACTGTTAAATAAACCTGACTTTATAAGAAAGGCTATAAACGACGGAATGACATATAAACAAGCTAAAAGTGCTTACAATTCTGCAAAGATAGCAAGACGTTTTCTCAAACATGGAAAAGATGGCATGATTACTGTAGATAAAGAGTTTGAAAAGGATATGTATAGAATAGGACAGTAGATAAGAAGTAGATCGTCAATATACAATGGTGTTATAAACGATGCTGAACGTACCTATTTCCAATCTAATGTGTGGTTGTCTTTGATATCAATGCTTCGTAACTTCTTTATAGTAGGTATTTGGGAAAGATTTTAGACTTATCGAGATTTTCAAATGAGTGTCGAATAGACTTTCGACCCTGAAACAGGAGAAATACTAAACGAGTACGGAGGAGAAAATTTAAATCCTCAACAAGCTGCCAATATAAAGAAAGAGTAGAGATATTATGCAGGAGGGTACAACTTTGATACCGGACAGATAGAAAACGGAACAACATTATCGTTCTTTAGATACTTATCTAAACTATATCCTTATCTTAAGTATTCAACAGACGTAATATTCTCAGGAATGAGTAAATACGATCCACAAAGAGAGTAGTACTTAAAAAATAACAATCTAAACGCGTAGGAAATATACGGAGCTTAGAAAATAACTATGGAATTTACAGCAGCGATGCTGTTCATATTAGCCAGTGCAAGTATATATAGAATAGCTAAAACAAAAGATCCAGACGACGATGATGCATATTTGTGGTATCTTATCAACTATGTTATGGTTCGTCTTCCTATCGAAAGATTTACATGGATGTCGTTAGATACAGTGAATGACCTTATAAACTCTATCACAGCAGCTTCTTCGGATTTAAAACGAAAAGGACATTTGATAGATATGGTTATGGAAGCGTTAGGATTAAGTAAGCACAAACTTACGGACGAAATGCCTTCAAACAGTCAATATGCAGGTCAACAGCGATGGTTTTATCATCTTTGTAACATCGGTTCGAGTTTTGGTTTGCATAACTACTATGTTAATATGCCTAAAGCATTAGGCGGAGGAGGAGCTAAACCTTTGATGCGTAAAGCATACTTCTATTATGATAAATTGCCATTCGGTAATTATATTTACGATAGAGGTAAAAAGACAGACAAAGTAGATAAAAGAAAAAAGAATATCGGAGTTTCTGTTATTAGCGATGACAGTAATGACGGATTTGATAGATGACGAAAATATAACAATAGTATTTTGGTCGTATTTTAGCGGGACGCGAATATTATAAAAAACAAAGGAGACTATAATTCCGATTTTTTCGGAACTATAATCTCCTTTTTTTGTAATCTATGCGAATCGCTTATCGTGTATTGAAAATCTATTTCAGGCACGGATTCAACTTCAAAATTATATTTGTTTTCAGAAGGATTCAATACGTATTTAGTAAAATTAATATCTGATGTTCCCCAGAATTTTAATATAATTTCTGGTTTATAAATCATCGGATACACACTTTTTATCATGCGTTTTACTAAATGATCGACAGTTTGAATCGCATAGATTGTATAGGATTTTCCATTTATCATGTATACTTTTGAACTTCTTAGGTTTTTAAGCTTTAAGAATTTAAAGTATCTTTCCTGACTATCTATTGTTTTTATAGAATTATCGTACATTAAAAAGATACAATCAAAAATAGCCGGTCTGTTGATATCGTAATTATACGCATCAACAAAACCGGCTGAATAGCTAAAATCCTTTTGTGAAATTGCAGTACTACTAAATAATAAAGGAATTATAGCTTTTATTTTAACAGACATATTGATTCTAAGATTCTAATGTTTCAAACCCGTTATTGTTATAATACTCTAAATGATGATCCCACTTATTATTAGCGTAATGCCAACAAATTTGTGATAACGAGTCGTTTACTGTTTTTTCTCTACTTTGTATTTGTTCTTCGGTGATTTTAAATACACGTATTTCTGGTAATACAGATGTACTTATACAAACAATATTACAGTCGAATTTCCATTCTTCTGCATTTTCATCAAGAATGTTTTCTAAAAACCATTTTGTAGCTTTTATGTAAAAACAAATTTGTCTAAAATAATCGTATTCTTTAACACTATCTTCGAAATGACCTATTTTATTAGTAGTTTTCAAATCAGAAATTGTACAAATTTTATTTTTAAAATTAAAATTTATACTGTCAAGTAACGATTTACAGTTTATTACTCCGTATTCTGTTTTAAACTCCCAATCGATTCGGAATTCATGATATGTTACTCCTTTTGTAGGATATAATATCTCATTTGCAGCTTTATGCTGTTTTACTAAATATTCTAAAAGTAATAGATTCGTTTTAGAATTTTTAGTTATGAGTTCTACTTTAGGATATTTGGTCTTAATATCTATGTAATTCTTTAGCTTATTGGCTATTTCCTTTGCTTTAGACAGTATCAAATCGTCCGAGCTTCCAGTTGTCTTATATGATGATTTATAAGCGCTTAGAAGCGATTTATCAGGCATTATTTCTACGCTATTAATTAGCATACTACAAAACTTTTCCTGATTTACTGATTGCGGTTTTTCACCGTTGAATACCATATAATTCTTATCAAACTCTTCTGGTTGTAATAAAAACATATGTATCATTGTTCCTTTTGATAAATACTCAGTAGATATAGTATCGAAAGTTCTATCATTTAATTTTTTATATAAATACGCAGGACCATTTTTCAAAAAGTAACCAATATCACTATTACTTATCTTGCAACTAGAATAATATTCTGTTTCAGTATTAAGATTAGTAATATATTGATTTATCTTTTCTATTTGTAATTCTTCGTTGTTCATATAAAAAATTAATTTTGAATTTCGATATTCAAATCGTTTAGAAGATCTAACTCCTTAGAATCTGGATATAACTGTACTTCGTGTAAAAAGTTAACAATATTATCAAAACTTTTAACTTTGAATTTGTTAATTAAATCCAAACATCTCATTTGTTTCTTTTTATCGTCCTTTATTATTTCGTTTATAAGATTTGATATGCTATTGTTATCTAATCCTTCAAACTTCTTATAATATCGAATACGAGAACAACGATCTATTAGATTTTCATTAGCAAAATTCTCATCGTTACAAGTAAATAATACTAACTTCTTACATACTGTTTCTATTCCATCGAGAAAACCTAAAAGCTGAGAAGAATCCCAATATCTTTCGTTTTTGTCGATTTCGTCGAATATCATACAGTAATTACCAGATATTTTCTTAAAAGTATCTGATAATTTTCTAGATGGAAAGTTATTGTCTACTATGATGATTGGTAAGTCACTCTTTTTTGCTATGATTTTAGACGTTAACGTCTTTCCAGAACCTTTCATTCCAGAAAGTAATACTCCTGTATTATTGACATCGTCACGTTTATGCCACTGCAAAATCCTATTTATAAACGAATCATAATTATTTCCGTATATTTTATTCGGAATATTAATATTTTCGTTTATTTCAAAATAAGCAGCACCTTCCCACTCATTATATTTCAACGTATAAACTCTACCATTTTCTAATTCATATTCCATTCCTTTTGGAGATATGAATATTTTATTTCCAGATTTTATAAAATTTTTCATGATATGCTTTGTAAGTCTTTTATCATTTCGTCCACTTGCTTATGATTTCTTACCAGATAACATTTCATCTTACTTCTGTGACGTTTTAAATAATATTTAAATAACTTAAAACGTAACGGAAATGATCCGTCGATAAGTCCTTTGCATTCTATTACAAAGTTTTTACCGACAAAATCTGGTAAATAAGTAATAGGACGTATTTTTTCGTTATTGTACTCGAATTTTGGTAAAAGAGTAAAATGTTTTGGCTCATATTTTGCTTTTATTCCAGCTTTCATAAGAGCTTCATAAGTATAACACTCGAGTTTGGATCTAAAATGTATGCCATACTTATCGACCTGTGTCACATTTTTAACTCTTCCTGTTGACGGCTTCTATGTATTTTTTAGTTTCATATTTATTTATTGTATTTTCTAACCACAATCGTGTATTATCCATTCCGTTATTTTTTACACAATCAGATATGTCTTTACTTTTAAACTTTTTGTTTATAAAGAACGCGTCTATTTTATATTTTTTAGAATATTCTCTAGCTTTCAACATTCCTGTAGCATCTCTATCGTACAATATATAAATGTGAGACCATTTATGTTTTAAATCTTCTAATAAATCTTCTGGTATAAATACTGTTTCACTCGAAGCACTTATTGCAAAATATCCCATCTCATATAAAACCATTACGTCCTTTAAAGATTTCGTAATTATGAGAATATGTCCTCCTTTTGGAGGCAGTTCAGCAAGACCTTGTATGTCGTTAATTTTTAAATTAGTCCTCCATTTTTTTAATTTTGTTTCATAAGGTCTATATATTTTAAAGTGATTAAACACTTTATACGCATACATCGGACTTGATTTTGAATAACGAGCACGTAATGTACCGTTACACAAAAAATATTTTATACTAAACACATTAAATTTCTTTAACGTATCTATTGTTATACCATATTGAGACCAATATTGTTTATCAATATCAGTAAATGGCTGACGTGCTATTTGTATTTCAGTATCGTGAGATTTTATTTCAAAATTTCTTTTTACCGGAATATTATTAGGATTCGTACGCTTTATTATCTTTAGTAATTCTGATTCTAACTGATCTTTTGTGTTTAATCTGTTTATCAGTTTTACAAATTTTAAAGCGTTTCCACTTTCACCGTTTCCATGATCTTTAAACAACAAGTCTCCATTTTTTCCTTTGAATATAGCAAAAGATGGATTCTTATCGTCAGATCTTAAAGGACTGTTGTATAATTTATTTACTTGAAAATTTCCTATATAATAAGAATATATAGTATAATCATCTAGTAAATCTAACAATCCTTTTAGATTTTCTTTTTGTGCTAACTTGGTACTATACATGATTCTAAGATTCTTATATAATTGTGTAGTATGGGAGATTCGAACTCCTGGATTAATGAAACCCTTCCGAAATAATAGTGAGCATACTTATTAATATAGTTTGTATACAACTATTTCTTACCACATAAATTCTCATATCTCTGCAACTAAGATTATAAATTTTGATTGACTTACGAGATATGAGAACAGATTAATATTTCAACATATGAAAGATATAATAAAAATGAAAAAGTCAGTAATTTTTAATTACTGACCTTTACAAAAGTTAATCATTAAAACGGTAAATCTTCGTCTCCAGCAGGTTCTTTTGTATCATTTACTTTTGGTAATTCTACAACTTCTTCCTTGTCGACTTTTATTTCAGGTTTTACAACCGTATCTCTACCAGTAATAACAATTTTTGAATCTTCCTGTTTTACATCCATCGGTTCGATAAACTTTCCGTTAGATGACACCTTGATAAATCCGTTTTTATCGTATACTACTTTTAATCGTAACAACTTTTGCGCATTTATCTTTGGTGAGAGAGTGTCTTTAACCCATTTTATCATTGAGCTAAAGTCGTTAAGTTCAACATCACCTACAGGTTCATCACATATCGCGTTTATAACCTGTAATATCCTTCCAAACTGTAGATTATCTCGATATTGCAAATCCTCATCGGTTTTAACCCATGCAGATTTTTTATTTTGCCACTCTGTCATAGGAGCTGTATTTCCATCTTTTTGGAATATTATCTCTAAATAATCTATACCGTTTGGTGTAGTTTTTACATTTACTTCTTTTAACGTAACATCGTTGTTAATTCCCGCCGGAAGATAATTGTTATCCGAACTAAATACTGCAGTCTTAGTACTATACATAATTAATCGTTTTTATAAATTTTATCCCAATAAGTTGTTAATGTTCCATCTTCATTTCCAGTAGCAATAATAATATCGTTACCTCTAAGATGTGGGGCTCTGGCTTCTTTTATTGTACCATCACCACCTTTAAAGCTAATATGTGTTTCGTTTCCCTTTCGATAAACAAATCCTACTGCATCTGCTTCTCCACAGATTATAGAACTTAATTTACCAACAAGATCTAACGCCATCTGGCTGAGCTCTTCTCCGTTTTGTTCTATTTGAACGTCTTTGACATGTCCTACTAATATGAATTCATCACATAAGCATCTGAACATATCAATTACTTTTCTAACAGCTTCACGAAGATACATATAACCACTTCCGTTGGGCAATGTACGTATATCATCACCGTCGTATTTTTTACCCATCGGTGTTTGTTTATACAGTGTTTTAGCGTAAGATAAACAAATCTCTTCTAGTCTAGTAGCATTGTCTATAGTAATGTGCTTATAGACATTATGCCCTACTTTTTCATTCTCAGCTCTAATGGCTTGAGCAATTTCTCCTAATTCTTTTATCGTTCTTGCTTGTACAGCCATCGCATCGATAAATTGTGATCCACCTTCCAAATCGATTATTAGATTGTTTTCTAACATCGATAATGCGTGAGTCTTTCCCGACTTAGGACGTCCGTATATAATCAAGAATTTTGGATTTACAGAAATTGCTGGAATTTTTTGTGTAGGTAATATTAACATGTGTGTTTCTTTATGTAAATATAGATTTCCGTTATTTTATTTCGTTGTTCCTTACTGAGCTTATTGTACAAAGCTAATGTAAAGTTATTAAGAGGAATGATATCGTAACCAATCTGAATCTCATCTGAGAACAACTTAACTGGAGTTCCGTCAGAAAGTAAGAAATCATAATCATCTTCGATGATATTGTTCTTGTTGTTTAAGAACATATTTATATACTTCTTAAACGCACTAGAACGAATACTGATATCAAGCTTCTTATTTTTGGGTATAGTAATATCAATATTGATCTCTCGATTCTTCAAAGAATTTGTTGTATCACTCTCGAACAAATAAGGATTGTTCTTCTTTATATTGCTAAGTATAATGTCGTCAATAATCTTAGAACAGTTTGTATACTCATTAAGTGTGTTGTTTGTACTTTTCGGAAATGTAAATGTATACTTTTTCATAATTTCAGCCTTTTTTAGTTCAGACTTCTATTAGGTTATTGTACATTAGATCGTTTTCAAATTCTAAAATACAAGGTTTTCCAGCGTCTCGGTTTTTCAATATGTGTATGAATACTTTGTTTTCTGTAAGTAAACCGTTTGGACCATATTCGTATATACCTAATATTTCAGGTCTATGAATTACTAATACGTAATCGCTAGCCTGAAAAATTGAGTCTGAAGATGATAAATCACTTCGCATCGGATAGTGCGTTAATGAATTGTTTATTCTTTCCGGAGATTCGATATTACGATTCATCTGTGTTATCTGTATTACAGAAGTTAACGGTAATTTCTTAACTTGAATGAATACTTCTTGTAAAGAACTTAACGTTTCTAACACAGTACCTGTTCTTTTTGTTAACAGACTATGATCGTATATGATAACAAAATGTTTATTTTTTCCTTTTACATAGTTATCATAAAACCACATTATAGTATTATATACTTCGTCGGGATTACCAGGATTATCAACAAAATATATTGGATATCTTGATAATTGGTCGGAAACTTTGATGATTTCGTCGTATGTTTCATCATCCAGGTCCTTTTCAGAACTATACAGATAAGAAGTCGTTTTTCTTAATTTGTTAGATAACGTTCTTCCGATCTGCCTAAATCCGACCATTTCTAAAGAGAAGTTTAATATTATAATATTTTCTTCCGGATTTAAATCGATCAAATCGGTTTGGATTAAGTTAGCTACGCTACTTTTTCCGCTTCCAGAAATACCAGCTATTGTATATACACAATTGGGTTCTATTCCACCCATACAACATTTATTTAATTTCTTCCATCTAGTAGCCAAAGAAATTATTGTTTTGTTTTTTCTTTCCGTAATATAATTTACGGCTTCTTTGGTTACTACTGAAATACTTCTTATCGGTAAATTAGAGCAATTCTGTACCATAAGCTTTTGTTGTATTTTGTGTTATACTTGCTTCCATTTCTTCCTCAGTTTCTTCCCATTGATGGTCTTGTAACCATCTATACATAGTTTTCATATAACACATATTTCCTGTTTTTATCTTTTTTTCTATTTCGAATTTTAAACAGTCATTTATATGTTCTGCAACATATACACTGTTGCCGACAAACATGTTATATAATTTTCTACATTTATTTACATTACTACGTAAAAACGATTTTGTTCCGTCTTTTCGTATTACGTAAATTGGGTACATATCATAGAATAAATTAAAATAATCTTTTGGTGGTTCCAATAAATTAATTAATTTATCTGTTGGTTGATATATTATTGAATCACTTCTCTCTATCGAAGTGACCAGTCCCTGAGAGATTAAGTATGATATAGTGTCGCTATTAATGAGGCTGAACACATTATAGACGTCTTGAGTATACTTTTTTTGATTCTTATCCAATACCATACTAAGGAAGACTAATCCGTTAAGATCGATATTTTTTACTGCTTTTAGCAAGTTTGTGTCTAACTGTATTATCATGTTATTCGAAGATTATTTAAATAATTCTAGTTGAACACATTTTAATTCGTTTATTATTTTTCGAGCTTCACTCAAATAATAAGCGTAATTTATATTTTTGTTTTTACAACTTTTGTCTACTTTTTCATCAAATTTATTAACAATGGTTACTGCTGATTTTTTCAGCATGTTTGTATATTTATCCGTTTCCGGATCATATTTGTACAAAAAATAACCATCGTTAGATGCGTAGTACCTATTTATTCTCTGTATGAATTTGTCATTATATTCAACTTTGAATTTTTTATCGACTCTTTGTGTCATTAAAAAATCTAATATGTTATCAGATTCTTTAATTGTCTTTTCGATAGGTACGTTGTTAATAAAATAGTTTATAACAGCTTTCGGTATTATGACAGGAGCTAATCCTTTTCCTAATACGTTTTCTGTTATAAACCATCCTTTTCTTTGAATCAGCTTTGGATCTCTGGATTGAGAGAATCCGTTAACGACACCAAAATAATCGTTAACTGCGAGCTGATAAAAACGCTCATAGCGGTCCGCTTCAAATTCGAGTTTCGTAATGTTTTCAAGTTTGGATATCGATTCCATTATATCCTTTTCAGCATGACACTTTGCTACAAACATTACTCCATCTGTGTTTACTTGTACAATCCTACAAGAATGCTCTAGTAGTATGTCTACGAGCATCAAAAGAATTAATTGCCCGTTTATTCTTATTTTAAACACACTTAGTGGGTCATACATCCACGAAGTCTCTTGTTGCATTTTTCCTGTAACAGAATTTAAAAGTAGCTTTAACGCTTTATCTTTTATTTTCTGCCCGCTATGCTTGGCGTCTAATCGTTCATGATATATGGATTCATAAACGCCAAGTCCATTTTTACCTAGGTGCCTAGGAAACCACCCGTAGCGCACTATAAAACTTGGATACATAGAAGCGGCATCAACATGACCTATGTATTCATCGTTTCTAGGAACGAATATCTCCGGAGTATTAATAGAATGTATTCCACCAACACCCACGGAAAACGTTGTACCGGAGATGATAAACATCTTCTCGTAACCTTTGCGTTCTCTTGAGTATACCACTTGTTTTTTCATGTCCTCAAGAACTTCTTGCAATTTTGGATTTTTATATTTTATAAACGGTAATATGACATCTTTCAATGGAATATAGTCCATCGGTGAACGCATCTGTTCTAGTTGTTTTTTATTTATGCGCATTTGCTCACAAATCTTTTTAGCTAGAATTGTTTCTCCGAACTTTACACTATCCATCGAAAGAGCATTTATACCGTATTCTTTCTCTATAAACAAACGTAATTCTATTTCACCTTTATTATCGAGTATTTTTAATAATTTTTCAGTGGAATTTACGTCATTTATATTGTATTCGATTACTTTATCTACGTCTTTCCCTATTACACACTTGTCAAATCCTTTTTCGTATTCTAATACGTTATCATAATGCATTGTTACTTGCATTTCTTTTAAACCTACCCTCAACTTACTACTAAACATCATAGTAAGTAAATCCATAGATTCAAAATAATTTGCATATTTATATTTGTTTAGTTTTTTAGCTTCGTGTTCTTCTTCTTCAGAACTAATTATATATTTTGATAGATTAAACAATGACAAATTAGATACATCTGGTTCTTTTTGTAGTAATGTATCTATATGATATATTATATAGTTTATAATAACATCATCATAATGTTTATTGTTATATCCACAAAATAAATAATTTGGATCTGTAAAGAAATCCACTAATGCTTTCAATTCATTATCATAACGCATAGAGAGTCTAAATATCTTAAACTCTTGCGTTTCAGTATTTTTACAAGTACAACAAAACAAATTAGGAAAGATTTCAATATCGTATACTACTACTTGTTTGTTGTGTATAACCATAATTCAAAGATTTTCGGTTTAGTACCTCGAGCGGGAGTCGAACCCGCACGAACATATGTTCATTGGATTTTAAGTCCAATACGTCTACCAATTTCGTCATCGAGGCTTATAATAAGTATCTTACTTTCCTAATATATTTTCAGAATGTTAATAAATTAACAGGCTGTTGGATTTTCACCATTTAATATTAGGTTCCATCAATCAAGTCCTTTGATTACCCATAAAATCTCATTTAACAGTGCTCTATATCAAGATTTTCCCTCCTCAGATACTTATTATTATTTTTTCGCAGGCTCTACACTTTCGTGCGAATACCCACTTGTCTGTCCTAACGTCGCAGAGACCAATTTACGGCATTCGTAACCCGTGGTATGCTTAGGGCTGTCGTCTTTCAGACAGATTGAATACTAATTGCTATTCCGTAAGAGCGTTATTTTCTCTATTACGCGAGATCACGAGGGTCCCGCGGGGACTCCCACCCTATTTAATCAATGTTACGGAATAATATGTTATGTAACGTCATGCTAAACCCACAACATTACTTTATTTTCTCGCATGATTTTTAAACAAATTAGATTTGTTTTATATCGTTCTTTAAATTTGTCTCGCAAATCTATTATTTTTTGCACAAACGATTTGTATTTTTTATTCGTTGTTGTGCTATTTTTTACAAGGATATCGTAGAAAGATGAGCGATTTGCAAGTATTCCCATCTTATCCTTTATTGTTCCGATGTAATGTTCGACGATTTCATCAGATTTTTCTTTATAACGACGCACTATTATTTTATAATTATAATACGTCTTATTGATACTGTTTCGTATCTTAAATTCTGCTTTTTCTCTTAAATCAAGATATGCAGATATTATTGTTCGCGGGAAGAAGTCAGAACGTAATTGTTCAAACGATGGTTTTGGATTCTTTTTGTCCCATTTTGCCATCTTATGTTCTTCTAAACGATGCAATCGTTCAGCCGGATGCATCTTAAACGCATCAATTTTGTTCTTATTTATGATTTTTAACTCTTTTTTCGTTAAAATACCAGGAATTTTTACTTTTATTTTTTGCGTATTTGCAGATATTCCTGTGTAATCCGGCACGATCTTGTTCTCTTTCAGCTTTTCTTTTATGAATTCTTTTATTTTTTCTTCACTTTTGTGATATTTTTTCAAGTAATTCATACTGTATTTATCGTATATCTCGTTTAGATTTAAACGATAAATATCAATCGCTAGATCTTTTGCGCGATTTGTTGTTAAAAACTTGTTTAACTTAGAGTTAACTTCTTCTGTCTTATATATCTTGTTTATCTTGTTATTCTTTATCTTTTCCATATTGATTATGTTTTATAAGGTTTCACATTGTTTTTTTTGTTATTATAGCAGGACTCGAACCTGCGACTATTATGTCTGCCCTTACACATATAATATGTATATATTTTTACGCTGCGATTAACGTCTTTATGTCGTTATCTTCTTCTATCTCGAGCGTTGTCTCATCGTTAAACTTCTGAATTTCAGAATCTAACTTGTTTATCTCGAGCTGTAACTTTTTCTTTATAGAAGTAATCTTTGCAGCCGTAAATGTTTCTATCTTGCTGTTTGCCTTTCCAAGTTTAGACTTTGTTGCAGGATTCAAAGTACTATGCTTTAGTATATCGTCCCACTTTACATACAACTCTTTTTGTTCACACGCCTTGTATATTGTGTAATAATGAGTTTTCTTAGCCTCCTCGAAATTGAACGTTTTTATTCCGTTGTTTATAGCATTTAGCATCAGCTTTACTTTTATCAGTTTATCTGACAATTGAGTAATCTGATTGTATAAAACAAAGAGATCAAATCCAGATCCCATTCCGGCTTTCTTTGCCTTCTTTGTCATTACGTTTTCAGACTTTATTATCTTCCAATACTTAGACTTTGTCTTACATATATTATCACGTAACTGTATAATGTCTTTTGAATTCATTGATATCTTTCCCATAACTTTTGATTTTTTTAAAATAGTTAAACATAGAAATAAAAATGAATTTGAAAACATTACGATTTACTTACAGAGTGGTCCATAGAGGAATCGAACCCCTCTTCAGAGATAAAAATCTCCTATCTTACCTACTAAGAATGGACCAAAAAATTAGGCTCTGTGCTCCAGGGCCTAATTTGAATGTATTTTGGTAAAAAATTAAAAAAGTTCTAGAAAAGCCTTTTTCTACGAAGATTTTAATTTTTTAAGATTATTCGTACAATTTCACACCAGTAACTCCGATGTTTATTTCGCACAAAGGATCTCCTGATCCTGGTAATCGTACTACTTTAACACCGTCTTTGGATTTTATATCCACTCTACTAGTGATTCGGTCGTTTATAGAGAAACCTTTAGTATTGATATCAGTTTTAACACCATACCTTGCAGCATCGAATAATCGATCGACAACCATGTCGTATTCTTTGTTTATTATAGCGTTTCGTATAACCTCTTCACTTAATCCTTTAAGTAGAATATCGTTTACGTTAGCTTTTTGTCCAGAAAGTGCTGCTACAGTTTTCATGGCAAAATCAGTAAAAGATATAGTTTTCTCGTCACCAATCAACCGATTCCACCAAAGACACCTTGTCTTTCCTAATGTGATGGAACCATCATCGTTTATGGTAACACTACTATATAATTCTAATTCTTTTTTGTCAATCAAATTGTGCTTTATAGTGTCATCTAAAAACAATATTTCGATTTCTTTTTTACTTTTTAATGATAACGTAGACATAATTAATCCACATTTACATTGATGTCAACGCGTACCTGCTCGTTCTTCTTGTCCAACTGGCGATAGTACTCGATGGCACTGGTTTCATTATAATCCATCGTCGACTGAATGATATCCCGTTGCTTCTTGAGAGCCTCAATAAGCTTATCAATTCGTGCGATTTCGTTTGTGTTCGACGGATTAAGCGTATTGACCAACTTCTTCACGTTAGAGAAGAAGATGTTCTGTGTATCCGACTTGTTGATTGCCTCTGCGATGTTGTCTACAGAAACTTCCTTTGTAAATTTCGAATTGTCGATCGGGCAACGAATCTCAACAGACTCTCCCGACTCGTCTACGCGCCCTGGATTTATAACTATGACATTACTTCCGTCGACATCCTTAGCCAAATCCAAACTTACGATATCGATAGGAATGATTTTGAAACGATACGGAGATCGATTGGTAGTCAGGCCGTTTTCTTCGTTTGCTTGCCGTAACTCCTTGCCGAAAGCCAAATTTGTTGCTATTTTCTTTGCTTTATAAATACGATGACCAAATAACTGGCCAAAGTTTGCCATGTTTACACGATTGTCTTCAACGATTTTTACGTTGATCTTTTTTGCTTCCATAATTTTTTAAACCCTTTTTGATTTTGTCCGTGATCGGACAGCGGTTATACATATGTTAAATAAAATGTTTTTTGTAAAGGATTTTCGGAACAGATTAATTTATATATAAATTACGCTTTTTTACTTACAGGTGATACGAAATCCAACGGTAGGATATACTAAGTCGCACAACTGCAAAGAATCCCATTCAAAGCTATGAACGTCTGTTTTAAATTCAATTATTTTCTCCTTTACTAAAATAAGATGTTTTATTTTTATTCATATTACACATTAATGTTTCAGGAATCTATAACATGTAATATGAATTTTGTTTTTCCCACAAAAATAATTTCTTCTTACTTTCCCATTAAGAAGTTTTGCCATTTGTTCAGTCTTGCGATACTGATTAGGATGGCTCCACTGTTCTCCCTTTACTCGTGGCAGGTAGAACAATCAATAGTCTCCACGTACTTTTTAAACGTAAATTCCAAACGTTTCATTATCGGACACTCTAGCCTTCAGAGGGTATCTACGAGTCTACGGTGGTTATTCGACGGAAAACCTTGCTAAAAACCATTTTTATTTATAGTACACGAATATTTTTGACTTTAACAAAGTACATACTAAACAATTATCACCCACTTATATTTTCCTAACGTATAGAGACAGTATACGCTAGAGTGAGATTTGCACTCACATGCATACGCTACTGCACTGCACTAATAATACAAGCTGCCTATATATTTTTCTGTACGGGTTCTGTCTTTAGCGGGAACATATATTGTTGCGCAATATACTTTATCGCTGACTACCCAATAACGGTTGGTACTCGAACTTTCCGGGAGTTACTTCTTACTTACAACATAAGGTTGTTCACATCCGGAGGACATCAATTTTTGTTAAACATGTTAATTATATTTGATATGTAGTTTTCTCTACACCTGGACATAATATATTTACATATTACTTTACTTATGCTTAAATCATCTATGCATCATCGCAATATCTATCATTATTCTTACTGTTCTTTCATCTTTACGATAAATATTATAGATAATTATGAAAACATGTTATAATACTTCATATATTACTTAAATTGGCGCTGACGGAGGTCCATTATAACTGGAGTGTTATACTTCGAATCAGTCAACGTGCGCTTATAACAACTAATAGTAAGCACTAACTATCGGATCTTTGATTGTCAAGTAATCATCTAAACACATTTCATATATACATGATGTTGCTAAGGTATCAGTATATAATCCTGTCTTCAGTCCTATGAACGCGGACTCTAGACGCTATGTATATGCCAAATACATCTAGTCATTCTACTTTTATATACCGCATGAACGACCAAGGCCTGGCGGTCTTATCTCATTATAAGACGATAGTTTTCTCAGCCATTGATTTTTACCGTATCCCTGAATCCTTTGATGACTCAAAAGACTACTGAATCGAACAGTACGGATTTAATTTTAGACACTGTATTTACCATACAGCTTGAGCTATTTGTCATATTCTGATCTAAATCACAGAACATCTCTCAAGTCCTTCTCTATCGCTACCTTATACCCTAATAAAATTTTCATCCCTTTATAATCGCTTTGGAGGCGACAAACACTAGACTAAGCAAAATAGTACATCATATAAAGTTTGGAATTTTATATGTTGCAGCACTTGTTTTCGGTTACCGACATTACCTGTACTAAATAATGAAGAGTATAGCTACCGGTTCGTTTCGCCTGATTGTCAACTCAGGACTTACGCGTCTTCCAATAAACATATCGCCAGACGGTTCTCATATGTATTGATAGGGTTGAATACAACGCTCTCCCTACTTACATAATGTTTTTCACGCATTATGCATTTCGCCCTATCTTTTGGGTATCTCACCGCTTTAACGGATAACATATTTTCGGGCCCAGTCAATTTTGAAAATTTATGAATGAAAATCGTTGGAAAGGGCTAATGAGACCCTTTCCTTGATTATTCTATTCAAGATAGTCCGTCGCACAGACTATCTGGAACTGCTATCGGCTTTTGGATCGTATCACAATCTCGCGCTTTAAATATATGATACTTAGTTGAATCCAAGGTTGCTTCCTTCCGAACCTTTTCGACTGCTATATACAGTACAGGCACATACAACGTGTCATGTACTGCATAAGGCACTCTTTTTGGTTTGTCACGATATACAATACTGTCTACGTATACAGTATCTATATGTGTTCGATCTTGTCTTTGGTTATTGGACAATTTTAAATCGAATGGCATACTGGTAAGTACAGTAGAGGCCATAGCTGTAGGTGGATCTTTACTGTTGTTCAAGCCCACTATTGCTCCAAATAAGAGCAAGCACAGACTACTTATAACGGTTGTCAACTTTTTCATATTGATTATGAATTTTCGGCTTTTTTTTCATATTTTTCATTTAGGCGATTGTACACTCTTTCGAGATTTTTAGATAACTTGCCGATTGTTTTTATACAACCGCCGATTATTTTTTTCCTTTTTTGTCGGCTAATGTCTTTTTGCCTTCAGCCTTGTTGTTCTTTTTATCCTCCTTTTTTTGTTCAGGCTTTGTTTCAGGCTTTTTTGCCGACTCGTTTTTCTTAGAATCGGTCTTACCCTCTTCTTTCTTTTCTTCCTTCTTTTCTTCTTTGTTTTCGGCAGCCCTTTCTTCCTTTTTAGCTTCTACGGCAGCCTTACGCATTTCTTTGAGCTCCTCTTCGGTATATTTTTGAAGTTCATGCACATTTTCGATTCCGTAGTCCATGATCTTTGTACCCTCGTCGCGGAACAAGTTCACAATATAGCCAGCATACTGCTGAATATTGCTTATGTAATTCTTGTATGCAGTGCCGTTTTCGTTAGGATAGAATGCGTTCTTTATCCTACCGACAATCTTCATATATGTAGCGTCTTTGCTTTCGTATTTTGTAGGAATGTTCTCGATGATAGATACGTCCGTATTGAGCATATCCTTAACGATATCGTTATAATGCTTGATAGAAGTTTCGTACTTCTTTACAATACTGTCGTAATCTTTCATATTCTTATCGAGAGCGTCGATGTTCTTCTTTTCGCTTTCGATAATGTTGTTACATACGAACTTGACAATAGACTTCACGGCGTCTGCTATAGATTGATCATCCCACTCTACAGTGTTTGTTTCTTTGTTTGTGAGATTCTGTCTGAGCACACAGAACGCTGTTATTGGCGACTTTTCTAAACCGATAGATGTTGCAAGACCTCTACCGATTCCCTTCATCAGGAATGAAGGCTTAACGAATGAGAATATATCATCCATCCACTCTTCCATCGTTCTGTTATCGTACTTGAGTTTTGCTTCTGCAGCATTCTCGGCTTTATCTGCCATGTTCATACGATAATCGTGCATGAAGTCTACGGCGTTTACAATTGTATCTTTTATGCTCTTTCCTGTCTTAGGACCGACGATTAAGATATAAGAAAGCGCTTTTCTCAAATCCTCTTCCGATTCAATCTTCTTAGGATCGAGTTCCGGCTTCTCGTTTTCCAACTCTTTCTCATTCTTGAGCGTTTCGCGAGCCTCCTTTGAGATAGAAATCTCATCTGCAATCACTTTTATCTTGCCCTCTTTCTGAGGAAGTGATTTGATATTAGGCAACTTAATACCCATATCGTTTGCGGCTGTGATGAGTTGCGGATACATCTTGTTACTCAGAACTATACCAAACGCTGTGTTTCCGTATATAGCCTCATCTGCCAATGCGGCTACAACACCTGCAGCGATGATTTCATTCATAGATTCACGAAGCTGAAGAGAATACTTTCTTTCAGCGTCCGGATCCTTTCTGAATACGTCGTTTGCCAGATTCAAAAGCTCTACTCGATGGTTTGCGTCGAGAGCCGAACTTGTTGTTTTCAATGCGTCTTTTCCTGCGTTAACCAATTCTACTGTTGTTTCAACTGTCTCTTGCTGATTAACGTCTGCTGGAATCTTATTTTTCTTTGCCATTTTGATAATGTTTTTAATTGTTAATAAATATTTTTAAAAGTTAAACGAAAATTAAATGCCCTAAACTGTCTGGATTTTTAAATTTCAAGATGTGTCAAAGAAACTTATATTGTTTCTTGGTTTTTTGGGTTTAGAAACCACGTCGTCATCATTAACATTTGAGTCTTCTTGTATTTCAGGTACAGTATCGTTACTTTCTATAACCATTACATTTGTATCTTTTGGGATTACAAATGTTGTATCATTACAGATAGTAATGTTATCTGTACCTGTATACAATGCTTCTTTGTTAATTTTATTGACGTTTTTTACGTTAGATACTACCGTTCCACCGATGAATCCAGTCATCATCGACATTAACAGTATCCAGAATAACTTATTACTCTTATTATAACGGGCAATTAAGAGAATAGTGGTTATTCCAACTAAAAAACTTAATAAATTTAACATAGCTTTTTTAATAATTTTCTACTTCTATGCAAATGTGACTTAATAGTTCCTTCTGGCATTGAAGTTATTCTTTTTATTTCTTTAATTGACAGATTATTTATATAAAATAAAGTACAAATCAATTTTTGTTTTTCTGACAAACTGTTAAAGTTTTTTATCATCGATTCGTAAGTTATCTTATTTTCTGTGTCACATTCTTCACTTTTTATGTTTTCAGTAAAGTCTGTTTCTTTATGTTTCATCGTTCTCAAATAATCTATAGCTACGTTTTTTGCTACGGTTCTTATCCAACCCTGAAACGTGTTATAATCTGTAAATTTGTTTAATTTTTCGTATATTTTCAAAAATACAACATTTGTTAAATCTTTTGCTTCATCCATATCTTTTACATATGTATAAAGTAAATTATCAACAAACGTTTTGTATTTTTGAAATAGAGAGTTAAAAGCTTTTATAGATCCAGCTTTTGCGTTCTTTATGATCTCTATTTCTTCTAGAGTACAAGAGTTCATATCAAAAAGGTAAATCTTCTAACGAAATTGTAGCTAAGTCGTTATTTACATTTATCGCTAAATTATCCAAAATGTTAATTCTGGTTTCTCTATCTAACTCTATCTTGTTTAACATGGATGTACATATTCTTAATTTTATTCTAGACGTTTCCATATTGTCTTCGCCTAATTTAAGAATGATGTTTTTATTCACCCAATTTAACCAATTTTTTAATTCGCCAAAATAAAATTTTTGTTTTACTTTTTTGCTTATTGGTTCTATACAAACTATAGATTGTTCGATATCGTATTTATAAATATCTTTAACGGTTCTTGCAAATTCGTACTGCTCTAATAATTTTGGTTTTTCTACCAAATTCGTTAGTTTTTCGATTACTGTTTCATTGAATAACATATTCTTTAAGTTTCTTTGTCAAACTTATTGAATAACGACAGTGCTTGTTGGTTTGTAATTTTGTATTCGTAGATAAACGCGTTCATTATTTTTGTAAACGGTATTCCCATAGAACACAGACGATGATACATATGTTTCATACTTATCAATTCGTCTGAGCTCAAATCCAGAATACCGTCAGCGCGAAAACTACTACTTGGGAAAGCACTAACGTTTATGTTATCTATAACGGAAAAGCTCCATTTTTCAGGAAATAATAGAATATTATTCAGTATCTCCTTGGGAGCTTCTTTAATAGAGTTTCCATCTATCAATGAAGATAGAAGTATACTTTTCCCTATGGACAATGTAGGGAACAAACCAGTTACCTTAATAAGGCATACGTCTTTTCCCCTCTGGGCTATATATAACCCTGAGGATGTTGGAAATCGGTCTTTAAATGTTTCCATTTTTGAAATAAATTTGTTTGTTTTTAACTAAAAATTCTGATAATTTTGTATCTAAAGAAAACTTTTCTGCAAGTTCTTTTTCAATTTCTTCATCATTTTTACCTTTAGTTTCAAGATCTTTTATTTCTTGAAATACAAACATAGAATTTCGAGCAAACCATCTTACCCACGAATGGATACCTGTCCAGTATTCATATTCTTCTTTATTTTTAATTATGTCTACATCGACAGTATCTATGAATTCTGATTTTTTAGGATTCATTAGATTTTTTATAGTTTCGCTCTTTTTCTTTTTTATTTCACTTTTATTCCAATGATTGTCGTACCGTTTTACATAACAACGATACACACGTTCTACATATGCCTTTTTACATCGGTTGTATTTTAACGCTAAATCCCATACTACTGGAATTCGATCGCGTATCATATCTCTGTATCCCATAGTTATAAATTTATGTTGGTAAGTGAGGATTCGAACCTCACCTACCATTTGTACGTTTGGCGAATAGGTGTACTTACCTATTGACTAATTCTTACGCTACGCAAGAATAGTCGATGACATTTTTAGTGCCGTTTAAATTTTAAAAATGAATCTCGTACTTATTTCTTTGATGCAATCAAACGCCATTCATCCCCTTTGTATTTTGTTATTGTGGAGATGGAGGGAGTCGAACCCTCGTCTTACATCAGAACATCGTACTAATAACGATTCTTTTTGTGGATATGCAGAATGGCCGGTTCTACATACCCTAAATACGTTATAACTTAATTCATTTGCCATTTAATTCGCTTCTGATTTGTTAGTAATCTTAAGATGATTAGCTACTTCATTTTAAAATTTTAACGCGTTAGAATTAAATTAAACGGCAAATATAAGCATAACGTTTGTGTAAGGTTTACGCATAGATTACTGATTCTAAGATTCTTGTAATTTTGCGTGTATCATTCTTTGAATTAGAATATTCTGCGTTTGTTCGTAGCATAGAATGAACTAATAGCATGATTCTAAGATTCTAAATATTCTGTCATTTTTGAATGACTTACATATTAAACCCCCTGTTTTGGGTCATTCTAATCCCTACGTGATTCTAAGATTCTGTAGTACATGTTAATTCATGTATGTATACGCTTTCGACTTACTTAATCTCAATATTAACGCGTTTCATATATACATTTTCGTGGTTCAAAGACTCTTGAAATGGATAAAATGATATTTTAACAGTTATTCGTATTAGAATGTAACACTATAACTGCTGTGATCCCATGACCATGTAGGCCAATCGTGGAATGCATTGTCCAATTCCGACTTCTCAGTCCTAAACTGGTCGTCAACTTCGCGGAATTCTTTCCTGCGGGCATCCATAAGCTCGTCAATCTTTTTGTCATATTCGGTAAAAGTTATTTTACCTTCTGTCAATTCGTCAAGCAGCGCTTTTGTCTTGTCTGCATACATCTTTCCGACTTTTGCATACTTTCGTTGGCGACGCAGATCGATGACCGACTTGAGATTGAGATACTTTGCCTTCATAATACAGCTTTTCAGTTGACGTATCTTTTTTTCATCGCCTTCTTTTTTCAGCTCTTCCATAGCTTTTGAAGCGATGTCGGCATTTACAAGATTTCCGTTTCTCAGATCATCAATTAATTTCTGACTGTCTGTTTCTACAGAATCTGTTGTTTCTACTGGTTTTGATGCCTGTTCTGGTACATTTTTGTTTTTTGCCATTTTGATAATGATTTTAAAAAGTTAAACAATGTTATTATTATTTTACAGCGATTTGTATTCCTATATCACTGTTTATTCCATCTTCTTTAGAATAGTGTTCTTCCGAGAAATAGTTTTTGTAAATCTTCTTCACGATACATTCTACCTCCGATGTGTAGCCGTAACGATTCGCAACACCTGTATGATATATAGGATTTGTTGCTAACGTTTTTATTGCACTTATCAATTTATCTTCGTCTGAATCTGTATTCGGAAGATTTTTTGTTTTAGATAATGCATAAGCTAATGCGCCGGTGATCATGAAGAATAAATTTGACTTATCCGGATTGTTTCTGTATGAATTCAGTTCAAATTTTTCATTTAAGAACTTTATGAGTTCGTCTCCGTATAATATCGCCTCCTTTACTTCTTCCGATTTCGTAAGACAACGTTTTTCTTTGATAGCTATCATTTTTGCTAATTCTGAATCTACGTCGTCCGGCGTGAATTCAAACACGTTTGTTTTTCCACAATCGAGATTTTCTTTTACGACACTTGCTATTCTTGCAAATACCGTTTGTAGTTTGTCAGGATCTACATCCTTGTCCAAACGCCATACAACTACTACTGTTTTATTCTCCATTTTTCACTGTCTTTTTTACGTTAATAATAGTGTCTTCGTTTTTCTTTAACGTGACAATGTCCGTGGATTCCTCTTTCGGAACATCTTTGTCCTTGTTATCTTCGAACATGTACTTATATACGGTTTCGTAATTTTCAATGTATTCCCTCGCTACCGTGTAAGGTCGTATGTTTCCGTATTTATTTTTGCAAACACGGGCAATCTCACACAATGTAGTTGTTGGCACACTGTACAAAACGTCTTCGTACGTCTTTTCCGTTTTCTTGTTTATCACATAGTGAGTAAACTCTTCTGGCTCCGCAAAACACGGATCCTTTTCGTTCTGGATGACATTCTTTATTACTTCGGTGAAGTACTTTTCGTCATCACTTTTACTGTTTTTGTGTGCACATGACACACTCATTGCGCACATAATTGCGACAATGACACAACCAAATAAGAATTTTTTCATTTTGATAATGATTTAAAATGTTAATAAAAAAGAAAGAATATAAAATTGTAAAACTTTATCCGTCAAATTTTTATACAGACTTCGGACTGTTACATGGTTAATGTAGTATTTTAATAAAGTTTTATATGTAGAGACGATTTGATATCGTCCCTACATACGATAAGATGGTCTATTACCATAAAGAACAAAACAATATGACAGCAATTATTAGTAAAATTAGCAACGTTAATAATAAACTCATTAGTATCACTGTTGGTACGAATAAATTAACACCGATATCTATTACTAACACAATTAGCCCTATTGTCGCAATAATTGCGACTACCGATAGTAATATGAGTAATATTTTAATGTTTTTACTAATTGTAATCTTCATCTGATTCCAAAAAATATCTTTCATAATCATTTTCCGATACAAAATAGCTATCTTTGTTTTCAACATTTGCTTTTTTATCCAACAAATCATATTCGTTGTCTGATAATACGCATATGTCTTCAGGATTTGCAGAATTAAAGCTTTTTAGTGTAACTTTTAGTTTATCACATTTTTTCTTTAATTCTCTGTGTCTCTTTTTTAACGTTTTCATTTTTGTTTTTATCTGTTTGTTTCATAATACGTTTGTATCTACGCAATTCGTTATATGCTTTTTCGTATCTAACTTTTGCATCGATTATATCTATACACATTTTTATTAAATTGTAATATTTATTATCTACGTTTTTAAATAACAAATAATCTTTGTTACAATTTAATTTATAAGAAAAACCTAGAGATTTCTTAAATATTTCCGGTATTTCTTCTTCTATTGTGTATAGAATATCGTTTATAACGTATGAATCTTCATTCAGATTTTCAAGAGACGTTATTGATCTTGGTAATTTTACGCGCATAATCATTTCGATATTAGCAATTTACCCCTCCATCCTGGGAACAGATTTCTCAGTGTTTTCACTCTAAGAAGCGCATTTGTTCCATCCATGTTATCAAACAAGCAGAAAGCATTATTATCTTTTTTGATATATACTTTCCAGTTTTTTTCATTCCACTTTTTTGCTCTGTTTCTTTGTGGAATTTGATTGTTCTTGGGAATTTTACTCATACTGCATACACGTTATACGTTTTACATATGATAGCTTCGCATTCTTTTTTAGCTTTGCCTTTTAACTTTTTAAATAAGTTTGAACTTGATTTAGTTCTTGGTGCTAAGCTAACTAGGCCGTTATCGTAAATAGCCATTATTGATACTTTCCCGTCTTTTTTGAATTGCTGGATTTCCATTTTCTAATTCTTTAATTTTTAAATACTGTTTGTACTGTTTATTTGTTCTTCGAGAGGTTCTAAGAATAAAATATTTATTATTCTCAGTGCGATAAATGGGATGGTCAGTCCCATCAATTACATAAAAATATCCAGTTTGATATGTTTTTACCTTTTTAGGTTTTTTATCAATCTGAATAAATTTGTTTTCTACTTTTACGTAGTTTTGTGCACATACTACTATTGATATAGTCAGTAATGCTACTGCAATTATTAATTTACGCATTTAATAGTATATTTCCGATTAAACCTAGAAGTATAACTATTACCACAAATATGCAGTAAAACCAATCCGATTTATCCTTTGGCAAATTTTTCATAGTAATACTGCATCCGTTTAGAGTTTGACGTTATATCTGTTATCCAGATTTCTGTCATGGTCCTGCTGATAAACTGTAAGAATTTATAAAACTTTTCATACCCTAATTTCTTAGTGTAAGTTTTATAATTCTTTCGAATGTTATCAACTTCATTCTGAGTGCAAGCTTTCATGTATGCTTGCGACGGTACTTCCTTTTTCTTTTTCATATTAAAACGTTATGTTCTTGTATATTATTTTATATTCTTGGTCAAGAATTTTTGGATATTTTTTATTATCTTTTTTTGCACAATCCACAAAGAAATCTAAGCTTTCTTTTACATAGTTTTTGAAATCTTTAAAATTTCCTGTGAACGCAACAAGCCATCCTGGTAATAATTCACATGTACAACAATAACCATTGTCTGTTTCCATTGTGTTCATTATTATTTCAGGATGTTTTGTAGTTTTTTCGATAATTATATCGAAATCTCTTCCGTTGCTTGTACATTTTCCTTGCGAATCATAAAAACATACGTGTGGAGTACCGTTTTTTTCTGTAATGATTGCTGCATATTCTGGCGACACTTTGTATAATTTTTTAATTTCATACTCTGGTCTCCTTATATGCACTTTGCCATCTACTTTCTTTTTTAAGATAGCGTTTGCGAGGTTAAAATTGAAATTTTCCATACGCTAATTTGTTAAATTTGCATTTTACACCTAAACTTACATTGTCATCACCGATTAGATTTGTAACTAAACAATATTTACACATTTATTATTACGTTTATATCAGCGTAATAGCCGTGACAGCTTCTAATTTGACAACATAAGAAAACTGGTGCCCTCAATGTCTTGGGATGTTATTGAGTTTTTGTTTTTAAGTCAATTGGGGTTGACTTCCACCACTGGCGAATTAGTAATAAATAAAAATATTCTCTACGTTTTACTTACTTCTCTCCATCTCACTTTCATTATTCCGTAACAATTTGGCAATGAATGTCTTAGAGCTATTTGTTTTTTACTCCATATTTTTTCACCTGTTGTTACTAATAATGGATTGTTTGGATCTTTGTATACGTCTACGTATCCAATTTTCCATTTTTTCTGTTCTTTCTTTACTCTTCCCATTCTATTTTGATCGCTGATTTCCAATTTTCTTTTTTGTTTTTTAACGCTTCTTTCATTGTCGGATATATTTTGTTACTAGATACTCTACAATCTTCTGTTAAAGATGTAGCGTATATATTTATCCAACCTTCTTTTAAGAAAGGAAGCATCATCAGATCGTCATCGGTTTCATATTCATCTTTTCTGATGAATCCGGTTTCTGTGTACATTCTTGCGAATTCTCCTTCTGTGTATGATACTGCTGCGACAATTTTATACATGTCGTTTTTTAAATCTGTACACAGAATTCGTACACTTTTGCCGCTGCGTGTACATAATTTTCTATTTTCTTTGAGATATCGATTTAAATCGAATGGTAATAGTTTGTATTCTTTCTCCATTTTTGTTTTTAGTGGTTTCATAATCGAATCAGTCAAAATACATATCTCTTATTTTTTCGCATAAATCGTAGTATTTGAAATCCGTTCCGTAGTCGTACATATATTCTATGTATTTTCCGAATTTTCCTTCAAATATTCCGCGCCAATCTTTTTTGGTGATTAGTATTTTGTATGGCAAGAGGATCAATAATACTATTCCTGCTATTAAGAACAACAGGCTTAGTGTTATCTTTACGAACAGTTCAAACAGAAACACTATTGTTAAAGAAAGTGTTCCAATTAGAGCATTGATTACTCTGAAGATATTTTCCATAAGCTTTTTTATTAAGTTAAATAATATGTAATCACAAAGATGGGATTTTACCCACATCTCCTGGTTTTCGAATCGCTATTCGCCACTTCAGTTATGCTATTTATTTACTTGAAGGTTAAATTATTATCAATGTTGTCAAGATCGTTTCATGGAAAAATAACACTTCGTTTTCAATAAATTATTACACCACTTTGTGTTTTTGTTCAAAATTATGACGATACTATATAGTAAACTTTGGGAGTAAAAAACTATATAGTATATCCAAATTTCACAACTTAGATACAACGATACATTTTACGTTGCCATTTTCTCCAGACTGTTTTCACAAATAGTCCTTTGATGAGTCGTACACATAGTAAATCTAATTAAAAACTGCTAAAACATAAAACTAGATGATATAAATATACAATGTTTGTAATGCGGTCGTATTTTTCTTTGCAGTATACAGGGTTAGGGAGAAAACCACCCACCCGCAACATTGCGGATGAATGGTTTTAGTGGTTAGAATGGTACTTTATCCCCTTGGATTTCTCCGTTTTTGGGGATTTCTTCATCACTGGGAATTGTTCCACCAATTTGGTTTTCTAGGTCCATTGGGTCAATAGGACAACCTTCTGCCTGGGCATCCGCAATCGTGTATGTGTTTGCTATGATGCTTTTGGCTCTGCTTTCAGGGTCCCAACCTTTTATGTATTCACCATTTCCGTCCCTTAGAACGAATACTGTGAACGCATGGAAAGGTTTTGCGAATTTCGAGTTCTTTGATTTAAGTACCCAATCGCCCTGACGATGGTCACCCAAATCTGCCATATATTTCATGAATACTGGCAATCTCAGTTCGTACTTCTCAAACGCTCCGTTCCTTAGAAGAGTCCAATCTTCTCCATCCAAGTCACGTAGCTGTTTTTCAGCCTCTCTCTGATTGAACGCACGGTCGTCTATATCCGCTGTACCGTTATATGTACGTTTTGGAAATACTGAACGTATTACGTCAATCATTTCGTCTGTTCCAGGACCAGGCAATAGTATTATCGAGTCTGCTGACATGCGAAACTCAACATTCCTTACGGTTGCCTTTACGTAGAATTTACCCTTGTTTGTTCCCTGAGTAATCTCTTTAATTTCGAAATTACTCATCCTGTAATCGTAGTACTGCATAAATTATATTTTTTTAGTTAATAATAATCTTATGGAGTTTGCACAAAGAGCTATATATTAATAGCTTTTGGTTTTGTGCTGTGTGCGATAAACCTATAATCCCTGAGATTTTGGATTATCACGGGTTTTTGAAAAAATTTCGATTAGCTTGCGAGTATCAAACGTGGTTGTTTTTAGGGTTGTTAGAGAAATTCCCCCGAATGACTTAGCTGTGGCTGAAATGGATTGGCGTATTAGGCTTTGTTTTTACAGCTAGAAATGTTGGGCTTTGTCAAACGGGGGATGTAGTAACCTTCAGTAGCTTAAGCGAGCGTTGTGCATAGATATTATATGGAACTTAGCGGAAAGAGCAATGCTTGTCTACTGAAGGTTTTTGTAATCATCAAAAGGTGAACAGTTTAACGTCATGTTCAGGACGCACTGTGCCCATTTTCTTACGTAGCTGTGGCTGGCTACTGCCTGGGACTTACAGTGGAACTTCCACTCGCCCAGGATTAGTTGTTTTTTACCATAACATTACCCACTGACGGAATGCAGTAGGATTTATTAGGAGTTGGCATGAAGAATATCTCCGATGCCATATAACCGCACCTATGGCTTCATTAGGTTTTTGGCTATACGAGCGTTTGAAAAACTATATGTTAGCTTGCGAGTATGAATTCTGTTGATATTAAGTGACGTGGTTGTATTTAAGTAGCGTGGTTGATTTGTAGAGGAGTGGTTGAAAGGAAGGGGATTGGTTACCCCTTCCAATTTAGCTAGACGGACGTGCAGAAACCCATCATCATCAGTGTATCATATACTGCTTTTAGGTTCCTACGCTCCAGCCCGATCGATATAGGATTCATTTTAACACCGTTTACTTCTTCGATTGATATCACAAAGTTTACGATTTCGCCCTCTTTACAATTATCTCTTGTTTTGTCGAGAGCTTCTTTTAACAAATCCGTGATCGGGAGCATCTTTACAGCATCCTTTACTTCGACAGCTCTATAAGCTATCTTCTTTTCTTGTATTAATACGTCCATGATTATATGATTTAAAAGTTAATAGTCAAGTAAAAGAGGAGAACTTAATC